CCCGACGCCGACTTCCATCCAATCAACTGCGGTGGTATCGTCGACACTCTATTCGAGTCGCTTCTGTTCGGTCACGTCCGGGGCGCCTTCACTAACGCCATCCAAGATAAAGCTGGCGTTCTTGTCACCGCCGGTACGGGAGTTGCTTTCATGGATGAGGTGGGCGAGTTGCCCCTATCCCAACAGGCCAAACTCCTACGCGCCCTTCAAGAAAACAAAGTCATGCCAGTCGGGTCCCCGGCCGAAGTGCCTATCCGTTGCCGCTTTGTGTTCGCAACCAACCGTGACCTTGAGGCCATGGTCCACGAAGGCACATTCCGCGAAGACCTATACTTCCGCATCTCGCCCCTGACCCTAAAGACCTATTCATTGCGCGAACGGCCCGACGATGCGGCCGCCATCATGGACGCCTACTGCCGCAACAAAGAACTCGATCCGCCCGAAGGCCCGATCCCTCCTCACATCATCCAGTCCAAGGGCAATATCCGCGCCCTACAAAACTGGTTACTGCAGCAACATGTATGGGGGCCAGATGAAAATTAAAAAGGTCCAAGTCTATCACGCCCACTGCACTTGTCGCGGCTGGTCCAGCAAGTGCAAAGGTAACAGGCACCTCACCTTCACCCTTAACAACGTGCCCCACTGCTTTTATTGCAAGCGCCCTTTCACCAATACGGCCAACGCCTTTATAACCATACCCGACGATGCCAAAGAAACACCCATACTACAACCAGTCCGCGGCCACAATGGCCGCAACCCTATTGCGTGACTGGGGCTCCCAGCGTTATAGCACCATCATCATTCAGCCACGCTTCCTGCACATGACGCCAACAACCCTAAGGCAAAAGTTGCGCCATGGCCTTAGGTTCCTTATCGACTCGCTCGACAACGCTGAGCACCGGGCCTACTGGGAAGACATCAATGAGAAGCTAACCATCACGGACCACGGCGACAACATGCACCTGACCTACAAGCACAACGTCATGGACGCCCGGTCCTTTGAGGACGTGGACGCCCGCGTCAATCTACGCGCCGACCTCAATGCATGGGCCACATCACCCCGACTACAGGGCGACCGCTGGCCTGCCAAGTTGCCCGGCTTCAAACTCAACGACGACGACGTGGCCCATTTTCGCCAGCGCCTAATCGAGCTGGCGCCCAAGGGATTTGTCGGGGTCGTCACTCACCAAACCTTGCGATTTATGTTTGCACCTGTGGAGTAATTTATGCACAAAATACCATGCCCTAAATGAAACTAGTATGACCATCGAAGAACTTCTCAACATCCCCGACGTCTCGACCCTAACCGACGACGACCTCAAGCGCATACTCGCCCCACACTTTCCGCTCATGCGCCCTGTCAACACAGCCGATAACCCAGCAGCCGGGGCCCTGCCCCAATCGGCCCTCGACCTTATCGCCGCCACTAAACGACCCGGCCTTAAATTCTCCAAACCTCAATGAACTTTAGTGAAATTGTTTCACGTGTAGGGCGCCCCATTGAGGGCCTTGGCCCGTGGCGCCACTCCGAAACTCATAGGGCCCGTCGTATCATAGGGGCCCTAGCCTCATACGAGCGTATAGAAAACTGGTCCTATATCACATTCGACACATGGACCCGCGCCCAAGCTGTCGTCTTAGCCAAGCGCCTTAATGACGCTTTTATGTTTCCGCACTGGAAACTATGCACCAAGCATCGTAAAGGCATCATCCTTTACTACGAGCCTTCACTATTATCTAATCGGGGTCCCGATCAATTTGAGATCCCTGCCATAAACTATCATTATCCATTTAAGAAATGTGGACTTGCCGGTAACTGGTTCAAAGTACGTAATCAATGTGTACACGCCACCATCAACGCGGCTAACCGCCCCGACCGCATTTACAGATATGCCCTCGACCCCGTCCACGGGCATATAATCTTTCGTGCTCTATGAATACACCACCAGTTTCCGATCTGCCCACATACGATGTACACTTTAATAGTACATCGCTCAAATATTCACACTGTCGTCGCCGTTATCACTTGGCCGTGGTCAAGGGTTACGTTGATAACGAAACGGCTGAGGCCCTAACTTTTGGTAAGGCCGTCCACAAATATGCCGAGCGCCGATCCCTTGGCGACGATCACATTCAGGCCTTCACTCAAGCGTGTGCCATTTATCAAGGCAAGGAGCTAGCCCAATTGTCGGGCACCTGCTCCACCATGCCTATTCAAACGCTGCCCGTATACCGCGACAGCGACGGCCACATTTACGCCGAGCACCAGTTCAAGGTCTACTGGAAGTCCCTTGTTTACAATGGGTGCCAGTTCAACATCTGGGTCATGGGCACATTCGACCTCATCACCCTGTTCTCTAATGGGATGTTGCGTATCAACGACTACAAGACTTCGCGCAAATGGAAAGCAAATGAGGTGTTTGCCGACTATGCCGTGTCCGTGCAAATGCGCTTTTATGTATGGGTCGCCTTCAAATTTGCCCATCATATCTTCGACATCACGGCCGCTAATGCGGCTCAGCGCAACAACCTTTGGATGCAGATCACGGCCATATTCGTAGGCAAAACGCCAGTCATTTGGCAGGCCGGGTCCCCGCTTCAATTTACCGTCGAACAACTTAATGAGTTCGAGGACCTACTTAATCACTACCTCGCCACCGACATCTTGCCCTCATGGTTTGAGGCCGAGGCCCACCCCACAGGCATGGCCAACAACTCATGCGCCAAATGCCCATTCCAAGAATACTGCCACTCGGCCACCGAGTCTGGCAAGATAGCTGCTCTCACCCGCCACCGTCAAGTTAAATACGACCCCTCACTTTGGTAACACTATGAACTATCAAGACTACTTCAACAAACCGCCAACTGAAAATGCTCGCGTGATGTGTATGATCTATGGCCAGCCGGTCACAGGCAAAACGACCGGTGCCCGCACCTTCCCCGATCCTCACATCATGGACTTTGAGAACAACCTGCCCAAAGGCGTCGGCAAAGTTATCCCCATGTGGGACGACGCCTTTGTGGACTCAATCAAAAAGCGGGCCCACCCATCATGGTCGGCCAACCGCCGTGACGTGGCCCTAATTGTAGCTAAGGACCTAGCGACCCAGATGCCTGCCGGTTCGACGCTCATCATTGACTCCCTTACGCGTCTCGAAACTTGGTTCAACATCCAAGAAAATGAGGAGCCGCCCATCTTGTCCGAGAAGACCAAACAACAGGACACCAACGCGCACTACCGAAAACGCCTTATCTACTTTGACGCCTTTCTGACTATGTTCACAACGGCCAAATGCAACATCGTCATGATTGTTCACCAGCAATTCGAGCGCGACGAAAAGCGCGAGGTCACACAGCATGTGCGCCCTGCCCTCATGGGCCAAATCGGCGAGAAGTTGCCCGGCTATTTTCCCATACTCATGCAGGCCGTTCGGCGCCAAGCTAAACCCACGGACCCCGTTACCTTTGACTGGCGCGTCCGCTCCTCCATGTTCGAACCGGCCCGCATTCCCAAGCCCGTGGCCGTTGATTTCATTCCTCAATCCTACACTGAACTTGCTAAATATCTATGAGCCCTGAAGATATTAAGAAACTTGAAGCTCAAGGCGCCCGTGACCGTTTGATTGTAAAGATAATTCAAACGAGTGATCGACTTACGGAATCTTGCCGTAAATATTCACAAATTGAACCCGACGGCTGGGGCGCTGATTCAAAACTTATGGATTACGCCGCTGAGATTAAACTCCACAGCAACACCATTAACACTCTTATCAATCACTTACAACCTGGCACCTAACCTGCTTCTAACTTTGGTCCATAAGGACCACTAACAACAAACACTAATACTACTAACATGTCTGGATATACTCGTCCGCAAATCGTTCGCCGTGGCTCCACTCCCCGCATTCCCAAAGGCCCCTATACCGTAATGGTCAATAAGGCCGAGGCCGCCGTGGGCAAGTCCGAGCCCCACAATCCTCAGGTCATCCTTGACCTTGAGATCATGTCGCCCGAAACCGTTGAATACCAACCGGGCGTGCTTGTCAAGACCGCTGGCCAAAAGGTCAAGATGTACGTCACGTTCTCCGAGAAGAACCTCGGCAACGTGCTTGCCTTCCTCGACGGCATGAAGGTCCAATTGCCCGAGCCCGCCTCCTCTCAAGAAGAGGACATCAAGAACCTGCAATTGGCCACGCTCACATTGGCCAACAGCCTGTTCCAAATGACCTTGTCGTCCAAGTCCGAGCCTATGTTGGACTTCAAGAACAACCCGATCCTCGACTCCAATGGCCAACCGATCATGGGCCAAGAGCAAATCGAATGCGCCATGTTCAATGTATTGCCCGGTACACGCATTGACGTAAACGGCAACCCGCTCTAATTCATTCCAATTCGGGAGGGGCCATTTGGCCCCTCCCTTTTTTATGACTATCACCGAATACATAGAGCGCGCTGGGGCCTTTGAGGCGGAGCCCATTATCAATATCGCGCACACCAAATTTCCTCACTTACAGTGGGCCCGTCTAACTCACGCGGCCTTAGGCCTATCAACTGAAGCCATCGAGCTTGGGGCTGCCACCAATCTAGACAACCAGATTGAAGAGCTTGGCGACATTGCATGGTTCGCGGCCCTCGCCTGTCGGACTCTTAGCATTACGCCCGTCCCCTCCATGCTCCACCATGCCGACGAGGCCCGAGGCAAACACATTATCATTCTGTGTGAACTATTTGCATCTCGCGTCAAGGCCGGTCTATTCTATGGATGGGTAACCAAAGATTCCGATTCCAGTATGGACGCTTGGGCCCAAGTGCCCGCCCGCATATTACTTCTTTGCGAGCAGATGTCCCAGCTCTACTGCAATGGGCGCCTTTTCGAGGCGAACATCCAAAAGCTGACGACCCGCTACGAGGGTACCAAATTCACTGAACAAAAGTCCCTTGAACGGGCGCCTGAAGTTGAACTCAACTCCATCAAAGAGGCCGTCAACATTCCTCAGCCCGTCGAGGAGGACCCCGACGTCCGGGCCATGCGCGAATTTACGGCCAACACGCGCACAGGAAAAATCAAACTCGGTGACTAACTTTGTCTAAGGATCGCGGCCGGTATAGGTTTTGCTTCTTATCCTATACATCGGTCTGGATAATCCCGCAGGCCCTCATCCTGAATCGCATATGTTTGGGATGGGGGCCGGACTCTATTTACTATGGACACCCTTCTCGTTCTCCCCAAAAAATCCCGCTACGATGAGCTGCACGGTCGGCCCTTGGTCGGCCCAGCCGGTGACCTTGTGCGCGAAACCGTCGGCCCGTGCGATGTACTATACGCCAAGGACTATCACCACGCCTTGCCCGGCTACAAGTTTGTCATACTGACCGGCGACGAAAGTCTTAATTGCCTAGGGCCCGGCCTTCGTATGAACTTCCATCGGGGCTTCGTCCATCAGTTCCCCGGCCGCAATGTGGTGGCGACCTATTGGCCTCAGGATTGTGTAGACTTATCAAATGTGGAGGCCAATCGCTTTGCCGACTCCGACGATGACGACGAGGAGGACGCCAAGTCCAACGCCAAAGACGGCGGCGTTACATCCCGGGCCAACTACCGCTTTTGGTTCATGCGCGATGTCGAGAAAGTGCGCAACCCACCGCCTCGCATACAATTCGTTAATGAGCGCCCGACCAATTTGCAATCGGGCAACTTGCTCAAGATGATCAAGGGCCGGACCATCTACTTTGACATCGAGTCCCATCCTGACAATTACATTACGTGCTTTTCCTACGCCATTGACAATGGGCCCGTATGTACGCATACCATTTACTTCAAGCGCCAACTTCAAGATGCGTCCCTTGAACTAATGGCCGGTCTGGCTCGGGCCTTCATGCACAATAAGATCGTAATCCATAACGCTGGATTTGACCTCATGTTCTTGGCCCTTTTTCACAATATCCCCTTCGGCCCCGACATCGAGGACACGATGCTCATGGGCCACCGCATTTGGCCCGAGGCCGAAAAGTCTCTGGCGCACAACATAACCCTATGGACAAATGAACCCTACCACAAAGACTCCGGAGGAACCTGGAATCCCCAAACCAAACCCGCACTCGATAATCTACTTAAGTACAACGCCAAGGACGTTGCTACACTTAGAGCTATTCACAAGGCCCAATGGCGATATGTGGATGCGTCTGGAGATCCCGGGCTCCGACGATCAATTGTTCAAGTTAATTCCAGTATCTTCAATTACCTATACGCCGGACTCCACGGCCTCCCAATAAATGGCCTAAAACTTGCGCACTATCTTAAGAGGGCGCGCACTGACCGCGACCAATGGGCCCGAGTGGTCCAAGCGGCCGTTGGCTATAACTTAAACCCCGGCTCGCCTCAACAACTGTCCGACTATTTCAATGAGCGCCTACATTATCCAGTCCAAGGCCGCACTAAAAGCGGCGCGCCCAAATGTGACGAGTCCACATTGTACCGTTATCTGCTCAAGTTCCACAACCCGGCTGTGCGCCTTATCCTCAAGTACAAGGGCCTGCAAAAATTGGCCGGTGAACTAGGTTTCCAAGCATACACCAAACCCCTTCGCTTCAAATGAACGCTGTTAAAGAGATTGCGCTATACTTTGCGCTCGCAGTCCCCTACGAAAAAAACATGCCGCCTTGGCCCTACCTCGCCACGCCCAAACTAAATGGCATCCGGGCCATGTGGCTACCGGGCGTAGGCTTTTTCACTCGCAAGGGCGAGCCCTACACCGACGGCATCTTGCCCCACATCGAACGCCTGCTCAACACGTCCGATGTGCCCATGCTCGACGGCGAACTTTACGCCCATGGCCTTAGTCTTCAGACCATTAACGGCCGGGCCGGGGTCAATCGCGACACGCCCCACCCAGAACACATAACCATTCAGTATCACGTGTTCGATAGCCCTATGTTGGCGGGCCGTTTCATTGACCGACAGGACGAACTCAAGCGGCGCCTGCCCCAATCGCCCTACATCCAACTATTGCCCTACAAAATCTGCAACTGTTGTGACCACGGCAACCGGGCCCATGAGGCCTTTGTGTCAATGGGCTATGAGGGTACAGTCTATAAGCAGGGCGGCTCATATATCGCTGGGCGCTCGGACTATTTGATCAAGCGTAAGGCTTGGATGGACGACGACTTCGAGGTCGTAGAATTCATCAAAGGTAAACCTGGTAAGTACCAAAACACCTTAGGTTCTATCAATTGTAGAACCGCTACTGGACTCACCTTTAATGTTGGCAGTTTCGCTATGGATGATGAAGAACGCTACGCCATTTGGCTTTCGGATAAAAAACCCACAACGGCCAAGGTCAAATACCTTGGATTGACAGAAGACGGTAGACCTTATAATAGTCAAGTATTATCACTAACATGAAGAACATCGCAATCATTTATCACGACGCCGACTTCGACGGCAAATTGTCGAATGAGGTTTGCCGGTATCACCTAAAACGTATGTATCCCGAGTCGGCTATCCATTCGCATGGATGGGACTACGGACGCGCAGCCCCAATGCTTGTTGGATTCGATCAGATATACATTGTTGACCTAAGCGTCGATGAACTTATGGCGAGACAAGACTTGCGCAACAAGATTGTGTGGATCGACCACCACAATACGGCAATTGAGAAGTGGAAAGAGGTTCAATTCAACGGATATTGCATCGACGGCGTTGCTGCGTGCAGATTGTGTTGGCAGTGGTTTACATGGAACGCCATTGATCCGGCGGCACGACTCGCCACCAAACGAGAATTCATCGACAGGCGCGTCAACGAGCCCGAACTCATCCGCCTCGCTGGCGAATACGACATCTGGGATCACCGCGACCCCGACGCCAAGGCGTTGCAGTTTGGACTTCGTGGCCTGAACGACACCGAACTTAGCGATCTAATCCATAAACAATTCTCGAACTCCGGCTCTGAATTTGACCGAGGCATGGCGTTTGCAGCGATTCGTACCGCCGTCAAAAACGGCCACGCCATCAAAGCCTATTGCGACAAGCAGAACGACGAATACAGTGCCTCATACTCCCACACCCTCGACTGGGAAGGGCTGAAATTCTGTGCTCTGAACCTAGGACAACGGGGCAACAGTGACCTTCTGCGCGGTGGCCTAAAGCCCGAGCACCAAGCCTGCTTTGCGTGGAGGCATACCGGGAAGGGTGTGATGGTGTCCCTATACCACGCACCCGGCCATGAGGACCTTGACCTCAGCGCCATCGCGAAAAAGTACGGCGGTGGCGGCCATCGGGGCGCCTGCGGATTTAGTCTCACACTTAAACAACTTGCAGAATTGTTACCATGAAAACTAATTACCTACTCCTCACCGCTCTCGTCCTCACGGCCGGTTGCGCAAATTCCCCCGAGCGCGTCTCGCGCTCGACCTACGAAATTATCTCAGGGACCAACCGGTTCAAGGCCTCAACACCTAAAGACCACAAGATCGAAAAACTCCATTGGGGCGACCTCGAAATCGTTGGCCTCGACTCGTCAGTTAACGCTGGGGCCATTGCGTCCCAAGTCCAACAGTTGCAATTCATGCAGCAACTCATGAACAACTATGGCCAATTGGCCTATCAGGCGTGGAGCCGTCAAAACGGCCCGGCGCCCCAAGTCGTTACCAACTTTGTTTACGTGCCCATTTCCGCGATCAACACTATTACTAACAAATAATGAAACAACTAGTCAACAACGTCGGCTTCTCGCCGGTCCCCGGCCACCTTATCGTCGAGGCCTTCTTGCGCCCCAAGATTGGCCGCATTATCACACTCGATAAACCAAACACTGAAACTCCTCAGGACATGCAGGTATATGTCCTTGAGCATCAAGCTTCGGAGAAGTGGATGGATACGCAAGGTTCTGAAATCAAGCCCGGCTTCGAGGTCATTGCCCGGCCCGGCGGCCAGCTTGAGTTCTTGCTGCCCCGCTACGTTTACGTTATTCCCGAGACTGACGTAGTCGCGGTGGAAAATATCTCAGGGAGGAATTGAGTATTAACGGGCCTCGGCTGATGGCCGGGGCCCAATTAGTGCTTAACGAAAGGACTGATATGCTCCGCCTCCAAATCACAAATACACCCGAGCGCCCGCTCAAGAAAAACCCAACCTTCAAGCGCCTGTGGCACATGGCCCTTCAGCTATGGTACCATCGCCAGATCATTAGGCGCTACAAGGCCCGGCCCATTAAGTATAAGAGGGCCTATCACGCTACAGTAAAAGAGCTTAAAGCCGCCTCATCGCGTTATTACCATCTTGACCGTTTACGCAAGGCCGTTAAAGAAGCTGACCAACGTGATCTTACTAAAGCTTATGATGAAATATCAAGATTCAAACGGCGTATAACCGAACTTGATCACACCGTAAATCGCTATAGAAACTTTGTGGCTTCTGCGGCACGTTGTCGTGACGCTCAAGTAAATGACTTACCTAAGGCCGCCGAAGCATTTTTAAAGAATGAGCAAAACCCCTAAACCACCTTGGATTAATTGGTGCAAGAGGGCGGGTGATAAAGTTTACGTCCCCGAACTTCCGCCCAAAGGCCTACCAAAAGTCTATTACAATGTAATAGGCACCCAACGCTGGTGGCTATACAACCATAAAACAGGCGAATGGAATGGTAATGTAAATCCAGCCTACGTGTTTGCTGAGTATGAGATGGCTTTTTGGTGTTCATCTGCTACATATGACAAATTTATAAAGGATCTAATCGCGGCTCGCGATTACATCGAAAATTGCGAAGACCCGCCTGAGCAACAATTTCCATCAGGTCCGTTATATTTTAGACTGTAATTATGAGTTTACGTAAAAAAGATATACCAAAAAACATCTTAAAACAGATACGGTACAAACGAGAGTCTGGAACAAATCGCCGTTTTTATCGAATTGTACGTAAAGACGGCAGTCTTGATCCAGTAAGATTCTACTCAATCATAGGGGCAGCAGCATCACTGATGGGAATTTGGGATACACTAGACTAACTTATGCGCTACCTCACCCAACTCAAGCCCGCTGGCACAAACTCCTACCGCCTATCGGCCAGCCAGCTATTCGACTTTGGGGGCAACGCCCAAAACAACAGCAAGGGCACGATGGATATTTTCGAGGCGCCCGAAGGTTGGAGCTTCGCCCAGCGGGACCAGTCGGGCGCCGAGTCATTAGTGGTCGCCTACTCATGTCGCCCGGGCCGCTATCGCAATCTATTCATTCACGGAGTCAAGCCACACACCTACGTCGCTTTGCACCTTTTCCTAGACCAGTTCAAAGGTAATCATCCGCGCTCACGCTATTGGCTCCAAGACCCTAAGGTCCTGCGCACATTCGAAGAATGGAAACACATTTCTGATGTCATTAAAAACTCAAAGCATGAATACGACATCGGTAAAAAGACTGGCCACGCGGCCAACTACAAGATGGGCCCCAACACATTCCGCGAGTTCACACTCAAAGAGTCCGAGGGCGCCCTTATTCTAGATATGGCCCAAGCCCAATACTACCTTGGGACCTACAAAGAACTGTTCCCTGAAATTGTCGAGTGGCAAAATGAGATCGAAGCCCGCGTCAAACGCGACCGGCGCCTAGTCAATTTGCTTGGGTTTCCACGGCGATTTGAGCGCATGTTCACCGATAGCTACATCCGTGAGATCGTTTCGTGGATTCCCCAATCAACTGTCGGTTGCATCACGCACAATGCAGTTGAACAGACATGCGCCCACATCCGCAAGGAGCGTTTGCCTTGGCGCCTTGTTAGTAATAAGCACGACAGTTATGCGTTGCTTGTGCCCGATGGCCACATCCCTGAAGTGCGTGAGGTCATGAAGCGTCACATTAACATTACACTGCGCGGTGTCGACGCCGAATTTACCATGGCGTCCGACTTCCAAATTGGCAAGAACCTTAAGAAGTTATCCGACACAAATCCGCTAGGAATGCGTGAACAATGAAGTCTTTAATTGTTGACGATAAAATACTAATGAACATTCCCATTTCACATATCGCCCAACTCGTATCGGCCTTTATTCAAAGATATGGCATACCACCCAACACACTCCTTGTGGGCCCCGACCAGCCCAAGGATCTCATTAGGGCCCAACTCGTCATGGGCCTTCACGTCAAACTCTGTGATGACATCTCAATTCAAGTAGCGCTCCTATGACTAACCGTGAACACTGGCACAACTATTGTTCCGAACTCTTTACCCATAGGTCCCTGGTCGAATGGGGCTGGCACATGCTCATCGGGGCGGCCCTTGAGCGCCGGGTCTACTTTGACAACTTGGATCACCCACAATACCCCAATATGTACACAGTCTTTATTGCGCCAGCGGGCGTTGGTAAAGGCCTCGTACTAGATGAAATTAAGAACGTCCTAACATGGCACAAGGCTGATATCAAGGCCCAAGTCCCAAACTCCTCAACTCAATTACTTCAGCGTTACAAACAGGGCAACGCCCACATTAAGGACACGGGCGAGCGCCCCATCTTTAAATTGGCGGCCGACTCAACTACGTTTGAGTCCCTACTTGTCGAAATGGCCGGATCAACAACCCACCAAACTGTCAAAGATATACACACAGGCGAAGAGTTAGATTGTGTACACGCCTCCCTGACCTTCGTCCTCGACGAATTTACTTCAATCTTCAAACAACACGCCGAGGACCTGTTGACATTTCTGCTAACGGCCTGGAATTGCAAGGATTACACACGTAAAACCAAGAACATGGGTCATGACGACCTGACCAAGATATGCCTTAACATTGCGGGCGGTACCACTCCATCAGAGTTTCTCAAATTGATTAAACGCGAGGTCATAGGCACCGGCCTCATGGGCCGCGTCTCTATGGTCTACGCCCAAACTAACGATAAGCGCGGTATTAAAATACCAGAATTGACCGCCGAACAAAAGGCCAGCCGTAAAGTCGTCCGTGACTGGGTCCTTCGGATTCGTTCGGTCTACGGCTGTGTTAAGCTAGCGCCCAACGTCCAATCTTTCCTTGAAGATTGGTACAATTCTAGCGAATTCATCATCAATACATCCAGCCGCCTAGACGAATACTACGCACGCAAGATCAATCATCTGATCAAGTTGTCCATGGCCCATCACTTCGGCGAGGAGGGCTACAATGGCCCCATCACACTGGACACCGTCAAATACGTCATTAACATGATGGCGGCCAATGAGCAAAATATGCACTTGGCCTTTACGATTGGCGGCCGTAATGAGTTGGCGTCCATCCAACGATCCGTCGTTCAATACATGAAGCGCCAACCTCAGGGCGTCACTATCAATGACCTTATGATTCAATTCGTGGTCGACACTACACTCGAAGAAATGCAGACAATTTTGCATACGGCCCAACTGTCGGGCCTTATTACTACAAAAAACGAAATGGTCGGTACACATCAAATCACTAAATACTTCGCACTATGATTATTGGACTTGGATATAGGGCCAAAAGCGGTAAAGATACCGTAGGTCAAATGTTGGTACAAAGATATGGTTTTCACCGCGTAGGCTTTGCCGATGCTCTTAAAGATGTTTGCTCAATCATCTGCTTCGGCGCCGTCTTTTCTCATGTGCGCCATAGCGATTTCAAAGAGGACTTCACTCCACTGGGAATGACAGGTGGCCAACTGTTACAAACCGTCGGTGTGGCCTTACGCGAGGCTGTCCCCGGTGTGTGGATTGATGCCGCTCATCTACTTCCTAAGTTAGGCACTTATGGTAATGTTGTAGTGACCGACGTACGCTTTCTTGATGAAGCCAAGGCCATTAAAGACTTAGGCGGCATTCTTATCGAGGTTAGGCGTCACGTCCCTCAAGACACGCATGTGTCCGAAACCGAAGGCTCTAAAATCAAATGGGACCACGTCATTGAAAATGACGGGTCCCTTGTAGATCTATTGCACAAAGTGCAGGCGCTTATGGCATCCCTTGGGCCTTTGCCTTCGACACCCGGCGCCTCGCCCGATAGTCCTCAAGCGCCTTCGGCCCCTGTGTCTTAAGCAGATACTGCTGATAGGCCCCTTCCTTTTGGGGATCTTCATAGCCGCCCTTGTAATTATCGAGGGCGGCTCTTTCTTTATAAGGGACTTTGGCCAAGGCCCCGGCATTACCTTCTTTGGCCTTCGCCTTAGTCGGGCTAATGATTGGCGTTCGGTCCGAAAACAAATTGCCTCGAATTGAATTGGCGATTACCTGTGTGGCGGGTACGGCCCGCTGTTCAGTTTGGTATTCAAACACATTCTTATTGCGCTGATCTTGGGCCAGGCCCCGATCCACTGCCAGCCCTCGCGTTATCTGCATGTTGTCAATAACCGTGCGCTTAAGGACCTCCTGCAAAACGCCCAACACCGGCTCGTCCTTACCTAACGCATCAATGGCCGCAGCCGTATTCATGATAACACTAGAGGCAAAGTTGATTGATGGATCACCGACCAATTGTTGACTACCACCCCGAACATTTTTAGCCATGGACCCAGCCACGTTACCAGCCGTACCAAAAGCCCCAACCATTTGAGCCATTTCCATGACATTCAGGGTCTTCTGAATTAGTGGATTCTTCTTGCCGTTTTTAATCTCTTCCTCAGTCGGCAGGCCTGAAGGGCGCCCACTCAAGATTTTCGTAATGGCCGTAATAACCGGGGCCGTTACCGCAAGGCCCAACACATAAGCCACCAACGGCCCATACTCACCTTTGATCGCGGGCTGAATAACCATCTGGCGCGTCCGATTAAAGTTCTCAACGCCAAACCGCTGAATGCGCAACATCATAGACACGGGCCCACCCTTAAGCATTAGGGCCGGAAGGCCCTCGCCCGTATATGTACCTTGGATGCCCTTTGCATAGTTACGTGCGATGCGCGTGATCTGCTCTTCGATCGGCTGCTTAGTGTCGGCGCCATACCCAAACTGCTCAAGAAACCGCTGGGCCGCCGGATCGCCCTTTTGCTGAAGGGCCAGATTGACTTTGGCCAATTCTTCACCAATAGTGAAATCTTTAACGCGATTATAATTCTCAATAAACTCACTAGCTGACCATTTATATAACTTCTCGCCGAACTTTTGTAAATTATTAGAAGTCTTTGTCGTTAATGGTTGATCGATATCATTAGCTGGGTCAATATGAGGTTTAATGACTCCGGCCTCAATGGCCTTGGCCTTTTGGGTTTCATACTCAATATGAGCACGCATAGTCCCCTCAAAAAGCGCTTGAACGCTTTCGGGATTTTGCGCATTAATCATGTGCATAGGCACTGAAGCAATCGTGTTCTTCAAGTTAGACAACGTCTGCATCGTCATCGTATTCACAACACGCTGCCCCGACAACACGACGTCTCGCGCATCTTGGCTCAGGCCCGACGTGCCCCGGCCTTTATTGAACAATGTATCCTCAAGGGCTGCTCTCAAATTTGTTAATGCTTCACTGGATGTGGCCGGTCCCTCCGCGCCCGACGGATGTACAACTTTACTGTCATAACCCAACTTTCCAGCCACATATGGGTCATTGCGAATATGCTGTTTAATAGCCACGCCCCGGGCCCAACGATTGCCGTAGCGCTGGAAGTTACGCAACATGTCTTGCTCGCGAATGTCGTCATGTAGATGATACTTACGGGCCGATTTAGTTAGAGCGCCGAACTCTGAGCCGATGGAGTTAGGTGAAAGCTTGGCTCCGGCCATATAGTTACGGAAATATTCTTCAGCATCAATTGGATCATAAGTCCCCTTGAAGATTTGCTGATTATAGTCAAGGAACTTAGGCAAGTGTTCCTTCATAAACGTCTCTTCATTAGCTTGAAAATCGCGAGCCGCCCGCCCTGACAGCATTTCAGCTACGTAATTTTCCTTCTGCTCAATCGGATAGCCATGGGCCGTGGCCAATTGGGCTGTTTCATTCATGGCCGCCTGATAGATATCATTAACGGCCGCCTCTTCAGGCGTGAACTGGGGCTGAGTCAACATCTGACCAGCCTTGGACCGTTTCCAAATCGCCGAATCAATGACCGCCTGCGGATGTTGCTTAAGGGCCTCAATGTATTTTGAGATCTTACCATGCATCATGTCGATTTCATTATAGGCCTTAGCTCCGGCCCGGCCCACGACTTCATCTTCGGCGGCGGCCTTACCCAAAACGGACGAGGGCACGAGAGAATCTTTGTTGGTAAGTTCTTGATGGCGAATATCACCTTCTTTGGGTGAAAACTCGCCCTTATTACCGGTTGCTGATTTAATTTGCTCGGGATGAAAAGCGATCCAGGCCACATTGGATGGGCTACCCGGTTCCCCTTCATTCATATTCAGGTATTTAACACCATCATAACCTTTTCCATGAGGCCTTGCTTTAAAATGCCCCATGCATTTTTAAGATTGCCTGCTTTATATTGACCATAAGCCCCAGTCAAATAATGATCGTCCAAGATCCGATTATCCTTAGCCCATTTCATAAAACCAGTGGGGTCTGACCCAAAAACATCAGGGGCCACAAGCGGTTTTCTAATATTCAAATAGACGGGGAACATTGCGTCAGAGCGCGTTGAATCATAACGCTGAGACATCGGATTAAACTGCTCCGGAACATGTTCTCCCGAATGGACAAAATCATCCGACTGAATAGGCGTGCCAAAATGCATTCCCATTTCAGTCGTCCGATTCATGTCGAATTTATCAAAACCCGAACGAAGCGTCCCATGAGTTACAATCATAGGACGCCTATTCTTGTCAACAACCTTAGAGGCCCGGGCCTGATCCCCTTCATAATCCCCAAACCATTGCTTAAATTTGTCGGGGAACATTTCATGAAGGGGCTGATACCTCATGGCCCCGTCGTCACTTTTTTTTAAAGGCCCATTGACCGGAGCGCTAGGCATTTCGTCAAAGCGCTCAGCCAGCAAACGGGCCATACGATCAGGCGACTGCGCGCCCATGATCACTCGAAGAGAGTTCCAGTTATCGCTGAGATATTTCATCACAGGATTCTGGTCACGGGCCCCACGGCTACGGGCCGTGGCCAACTCCACAAGAAACTCCTCCGGATCAGAATACTGACCAGCCGCATTTAGAATTTCACCGGCGGCCTTACGCACGTGTGGATTGGGTGAGTTCTGCATGTCCAACAGTTCCGCGTGCATGCCCTCATGGACATGTGTGTCTTTCTGCATGTGGGGTTGTGAGATTTTAATCTCGCGCGTATCACGATTAAAGCTACCGGACACCGGGCGCCCGGCCTCATTGTGCATGGGTGAGGGCGTTTCAGTGAACTCAAAGCCCCGGCGCCGAAGGGCCCCGCGCTCAGCGTTAATATCAAAAGGCTCACCTGCAGTGGTGGGCTTGTTCTGCCAACGATTAGGACTACGATCACCCTCAAGGTCCTTCTGCATCCATTCGGCCTCAGTGAGCGGCTCTTTAGGAATGGGCGGCGCGTCGGGGCCCGGCTCAGCAGGCACATTGTCTGTAAACTTGCCCGGTTCCAGCGCGCGCCGAAGTTGCCAATCGCGCAGATTCCTCTCTTCAATAGCCCGCTGTTCAGCTTGCGCCTGTTCGAATGACTTCGGTCCAGGCGCAGGGGCCTCAGGTCCAGCCGACTCTCTAGCCGCCAACCCTTGCTCACGCGCCTGCCCCATCTGCTCGGCCAGCCGCCCATCTTCACGGGCCAACTGCAACCCAATGGGCTCGTCGGCCGTAGTGTAAAAGGGCCGGTTCACAGGCTCATCAGAACGGGCGCCTGGTGGTAATTTGGGTCCAGCAGGCAATGGCGGAGGTGTCGCCACAGAAGTTTTGGCAACCTCGACTGCTTTCTTAGCACGCATACGCTCGATAGTGGCGCCAAGAGCCCCAGTCAAAGCGCGCGGTTTACCAAACAAAAGGCCCACAGCCGCCGTGGTCAAAAGCTCCTTAGGGTCAACCTCGCCGTTTCGCCACGCCTGCAAAATACCAGTGCCCGCCGTGTTGCCAATCACATTACGGGCCGCACTCTTTAGGACCTCTGCACTTTCAGGCGTCACGAATGTCTCACCACGCGACAAGGCGCCCAGCTTGGTTGCCTGCCCGAGGGCCTTGGCCAATTTAACCGGATTGGAGAACTGAAACGAGGCCGCCATAGAGGCTGTTTGGCCCAAGCGCGATGCAATAGGATGTTCAATCTGAGCGCGTAGGCGAGCGCGAGCGTCGCCGTAGATGGCGTCGTCGACAGATCCGCCCACAGTCGCATCATAAATGCCCTCACCGACCGCATTACCAACACCATAAGCGGCCAATGACCCAAGGCCATGCACGGCACCACCTATAAATGGAGCAGCGGGACCAGTCGGAGCCGCAGCGGCCGTTACAGCAGTGGATCCAGATGCGATATAGGGCTCAGCCAATGCAGCCGCGCCCACTCCACCAATGGCTCCAGCCGCAATTCGAGGAACGCTCGAAAGAATCGACTTACCAAAGGCCTTAAACGCACCAGTCTCAGGGACCTGCCCCTCATACGGAATGATCTGAATGCCCTCGGGCCCCTCGACGACATCACCCTCCCATGGCTTAAGGCCGTAATGGGCCAGAACTTTATATTTTTGCTCGTCTGTAAGATTCATATCAGCGACCTCCAATGATGGAGTTAAGGATGTTAGTGTCAACGCGGATGGGAGGACGGCGCCCGGTCAAGCCGTCGAACTGTTCGGCTGTGGTGGGAGGTTGGTTGGTTGACGGTGTTCCGTAAACTTTGCGTCGAATAATCGGGATTAGTGCGCCGTTAACTGGACTAACCTTCTGATCATATTCAACAACGTCCGGGTGCCTAGTCTCACCTTGAATAGCCGTACTCTGGTCCACGGGCACAACAGGTACAACAGTCCCTCCATAGGGCACAGCCATTGAATTCTTATTAAGAGCCCCAGCCGCAGCAGAACGCGCAATGGCCGGATCGGACATCAAAGTATTCATGGCGCCAGCGCTAAGTCGGGCATTTTGCGCTTCAGCCGATCTGCGCAGAGCATCCTCGACCATAGTATTACCGGTAATGGGCCGATTCTTCACATTAATATTGTGCTCCCAATCCTCATCAGAGGCTTGGTGCATAGTTTTTTGTGTGTCGGCATCAATGCCAATTGATTCAAGTTGAGCAGTCCGAAATGGCGTATTAAATGTCTTTGCGGCGTCAGCCTTACTTTTACGATTTACAGACTCAGATTTCTGTGCGCCAGCCTCAGCGGACTTGGCTCCACTAATATCCATCTGAGTCAAGATGTCCTTAGCGCCAGCGTCCATTTCATAAGGTGACCGACCTTTTTCGTTGGCCTCCACATTGCGATTGTGCGCAGTCGAGGCGTCAGCTTCAGCCTCAGCGGCCATTTGACCCTTCTTGGCCGCACCAGCAGCCCCGGGCAAAAGGCCAGCGGCCTTTTCCTTGTTGACCATGGCGTTGGCGCCCCGCGCATTATTTTCCTCCGTGTCCGCAAGTGACTTACTAGCAAATGCCCGCGCGGCCATTTGAGCAATTTCTTCAGGAGGTTTCTCGGGCATAGACTTGGCATAGTAATCCTGCAAAGATTCTAACGCAAGTTTATGCAATTCTTTCATATTACGCAAGGCCTCTTGATTTTGACCCCGCGTCTCAAGCTTTTGAATATTCAACCTGGACGCCATTCGATTGTCAGGGCTATAAATGCCCATCGAAGTCACGCGCCCAAGGTTTTTCAAGAACCCATGCTTTTTGCCCGGGTACCAACCCGTCGGGTCCAGCCCATCATCTGCCGTTGTAAAAGTGTTTTCCATAATTAAGCTCCCATAGCTGCCCCACCGCTTGCAATGTTAGAGAATGATCGCGAACCCTGCTCAATCGCATCGCCCCAAGACTTAAACATCTTGGCGTTAATGGCGTCATGACCTTGGGCCCCAGACAATTGCTGCCCATACATATTTGTTCCAATCTGCTGTGCATTAGTAGGTGCCTTGACCACCGGCGTAATGGCCCCAGTGACAGGCGCCGTGCGCGAATCACGGCCCAACGTCAAGTTGGCCGGATTGAGACCCGTCTTAAGGGACGACAAACTAGACGAGATGCCATTAAGTATACTCGCAAAATTGGACAAATTAGCTTGGTGCCCGGACCCAAAGGCTGAGGCCTTTTCAGCCAGCGCCACAGCCGAATTGTCCGGTGATCCGGGATTCATGCGAGATACACCCCGTTCAATTTCGGCCCGTTGCCCAGCGGACATATTGGGCGACAGCTCATTCAGCAATTGTGAATACTTAGCACCCGTGCCTTTAAGATTATCATAGAATTCAGCATTGGCCGATTCGTCGGCGGCCCGAAGGGCCCGTCCGGCGTCCGGCCCCAATGCGGTCATACGCTCAATGTCAGACTTTGCCTGAGCCGTATCCATCCCACTCTGAAGCGCCGAGGCCCTAGGCGTCAAGCGCTCCATTTCGGCCATGGCCAGATCGTTGTAGCCGGGCGTTACGGCCTTGGCCACATTTAAGTCGCCTTGGGCCTCGTCCATTTTTTGGCCCGTAAGCATTTGCATCAATTGCGGGTAGTCCCGCTTCATGATGTCCATGGCCTCTTCGGCCTGTCGAGTCGCCGAGCGCGACTCATAATCGCCGCCAATCACTTTATCAAGTACTCCCATAATTAAATCTCGCGTTTGTGCAAACTGCCATTGCGCCAGTTTGTCAGATATTTAAATTTACCCTTCATTTCTTTTTGCCACGCACGCGCAAAACGCGCTGGCCCCATGAAAGTTTCTGCATAGCACGTCTCGCCCTGATCCTCATAAATAACAAGGGCGACAGGCCTCCCGTGAGAGCGGCCAACGTAACATAGCCCACGGCCAATAGCCATGTACAGAACTGCCAAAAATTGTTGTACTGTGAGATTACCATAAATGACGTGTTTATTTTGGTGCCAAAGGCCCAACAGGGCCACTTGATCAGGGATAGATAATGTTTGCATCGAACACCGATCCATCGACTCCCACGTGTTCAGTTTTAAGGCTGAATGCCGTGGCAATAAGCTTGAGGTATCCGGCTGTTCCGGATCGACCTGCCTGATAGCCGGTCCCGGCTGTGCCCAAGGCGCTATGTGAATTGGAGCCTGTGCCCACTGTGATGTAGTTGAGTCCATCAATAATGTGTCGTTGATAGTTTTTGTCATGGGCCGCTACCACAAGGCAAGCGCCCCACGTGCGAAATGGTAAACGAAGTTGGGTGTAGGCCGTATTAGTTGAGTACGGCGGAAAGTGCAGTACAACAACCTTAAACGTCGCGGTCGAAGCCGCGAGCTGGGCCTTAAGCCAATTAGCCTGTACGGACCCCTCAATGAATCCGTCAGCATCACCGGTGACCGTTCCGATATTGGCTGTGGTCCAGCCCACATTGTAAAAAAAGAACTCAACATTACCTTGTACACGTGAGTAGTAACGTGAGCCATTGGCCACTCTATTATAAAAGATCAAACCGGCGTCAGGGTCCAAGTCCTCATTACCGGCCACAGCCATCCAGCGAGGTTTGAGCCGTTGCAAGGTATTCGTGTAAGAGGCCCATGTCCCAATATTGCCCACACCCACAAATTGATAGGTGGTCGCCATCTTGGTCCAGACCGAATCAACCGCACCGGGCGCCATGTCGCCCACTAAGGCAAACTCGAATGGGGTCGCCTGAGTGCCCGGCACCATGGCCAGAGTGTTGGGGATCTTCGATTCAAAATCCACGTCCAAACGGGCAAACACCAAATGGGCCCCAGAGGCCCATTCGATCATAAGGCCAACAGCAAAGCCCAGCGACGCGTCCGTACTCTCATGGTGAACCATGCCATTAGAGGCGTCATGTGACATCTTGTATGGCACAGGGATCGTTGACGCTGGTGTTACGGACGCGCCCTGCAAGGCGTAAGCGACGGTCGAATGATTACGGCGATCGACGTAATTACTGACCTGTACAACAGTGTCGTCGTAGACACCGGAGAAAACTAGATGGGCCCGACGCAAAATCTGGGACACTCCTGCAACTCCACCGTTCCAGTCACCGAGGTACAAGCGCACAGTCTCATAAGTGGCCCCAGCTCCAAACTCAAAAAGGCGATTATCGGCTGTAATAAAAAACAGCCGTTGGCCCGCCGCCGTGGAGATCTTAGCGAATTGCTTAATCTGCCCGATATTACGGTAGAGGTCCAGCCCAATGAAACGGCCCTTGTCCTCAGTGCCTAACGTCTTGTCATACACTACCACACCCGGGCCATGGATCGTTTCCATAGCAAACATGGCATAGTCATCAAAATCAATAGCGGCCCCATACGTATGATTGTCAGCCAAAAGCTGATGCACTTGAATGCTAACGGGATCATTATTGGACTCAATCTGATTCTGCATCGTGGCATTATACGAATGGATGCCAGTCTGCGAAATAAAGGCCGTATCGCCATTAAGGTCCACAGCGCAATTTGGATTAAGAACCCCAGACGGAAAGAGAGTCTGATTGATGAAACGCGGTTCACCAAAAAACGACAGGTTAGTATAGTCGGGGCGCACGCCTTCAGTGTTACGGCCCGTAGTAACCACGACAGTTGTCGATCCGCCCGACTTGAAGATGCCCGTAATGTCATCAAAGTCCACAGCGTGCGCAGTGAACAGGGCGTCACCGTCCTTGTCGCCGGTGGTATTATTAATGGCGATTACAAAATCCAACGGTCGTCCAGACACCGAATGGGCCAACCGATTAAGGCGGCCCGATGGCCCTTTAATGGCCATGTACAATTTTTGTCCTACAAACTTTGGATAACGGCCGATCGGCACATATTCACGCAAGGTCCCATCTTCGGTCTCCGTCCATTGTGAATAGTTAAATGTGGGCCGGGCCGAAATTACGCCACCAAGCTCAGGATAAATCAAGCTAGGCTGCGTAACACCATCGCAGGCCAGACAGCCCTCAAGCGTTTTGCGCGCAGGCGAATTGGCAAAATGGACACTATCAATGGGTCCAGTCCGCTTATAATTAAGCGTCGAGGACGGAAGCATTTCAGTGTCGATCGTATCAACATTTGGGTCCAACGCCATCCCGGCCACGCGCCGCCATCCATAGATGCTGTTCAGGTCCCTATACCAACAGGTTCCAGACACAAAAAGAAGTAGAACCGATCCAATGGCCGTAAGATTTTGATACAAGCCCGTGGGCGCGTCAGCATCCTGTAAAGGCGCCTTGATGGCCTCCACAGAATTTGAACGTACGCGCCCATTAATCAAAAGCTGGTACGTAATGGGGTCGGCGCGCAGTTCATTATACTGAGCGGCCAACCCACCAAGGAAAGATTGTTGATTAATAATCATCGCGATTATATTTGTAACGGCGCAGGCCTCGCAAATGGGAGATGTCGCCGCGAGGGAAGCCGAATTGAAGTTGAATTTCCGTACCTTGTGTGCGCGATTTAATTACCTCAGCAAAGCGTTCTTCGCTGCGCACATTCTGGGCTTTGGCCGCAAGGATTTTATTTTCAGTCGAGGTCTCGTCGATGCCGCGAATGCGATAGATGGTAACGGCCTTATATAGAATGGGCACATCAAAACCCGCAACCTGAAACACATCAGTATTAAGGCGCAAAGGCCGAAAGTACGGCTTGTACAAAACATCCAGCGTACGGCCAGGTTGCAAAACGGCTGGACTCAACGGGGTCTGGGGCCGTTCCAGCAATTCCAATTGAATATAGCGCGAAGAGTTCAGATAGTTCAAAATACGCGCGATCTCTTGGTCATCGGCATTTTTAATAATTACGTCAGACGACGTATAAATGTCCTTGGACACAGAATGGATTTCAGTCCAGTTAACGGTCGATGCTGTACCGTCACCCAGCCTATCAAAATCCCCAGAAATCTGGGCCGCAGCCTCGGTGGCCCCGGACACGGTCACGGTGACGTCCTCGACTTGAGTGTCCATCGTTAGTACCGTATCATTTTCAATCGAACGGCAAATGGCTGATTCGCCCACAAGGCGAAAAGTGTACATACTGCCCGTTGGCCACGGATGATTATGATAGCGAGGACGCATATCATGCATGGTAATGGCCATGACATAATCGCGAATACCCCGAATTTCCATCATGTGGGCCGGAAGGGTGACAATTTGGGAATTATTATCCCAATTGACCTGAATGGTTTGCTCGCGCAGCGAATTAGGCAGATCAGTCTGCTCGTACAGTTCGCGCGCCGCGTCATTAATCAACTCACCCAAGATAGCATTTTGGGCTTGGTCCTCGGGCCTGAGGCCAATTTCGCGCCCAAGGCGCTGGCGTAATTCAAGAAATTGCATAATCAGGCAAAGTACATGGCGCGGCACTTAAGGCGCCATTTAGATTCATCGACAATGTCAGTAGGCGTACCCGTGGTTTTATGGAAAACGTTAATCGTAAACCCTGCCGAATCACGGCGCAGATACAAATTAGTTGAATCAGCCCATTCGCTAAATTCCGGACCACGATCATCGGCAGCGCCTCCAGCACCGAAGGTGGATGACAGTTTAAGTTCATCATTTTGTGCAAATCCCGCATCGCCCGCTGCATCATTACAGACAAGATACCACTCATAGAGAAATGGCACCCCAGCCATAGTGTGGGCAATTGGTGTAATGGCCGCGCCAGCGGCCGGAATGGCAACAAGGCTAGAAGTAAAGGTACTGCCAATACCGGCCTTACCAGCAGCTACTAGGGTTGTTGCATCAACCCACTCAAGAGCAGTATTAGCTGCATTAGAGCGAGGCGACTTAAGCGCTCCACCCGGGGCCAATTTCGTAATGGGCGTGGAGTTGTCAGTGAGTAAACTCTCAACCGTGTTATATCCAAGGGCCCCACTCAAATATGACAGGACCTTCTTTTCAGCCGAGCCCGTTGTGGAAATTCGATTAAGGGCCACCGTCTCAGCAGCAAACAATGTAGAGAATGCGGTCCAGCCCGTAGTCGTGCCGTTTGAATGCAGCACCCAAGTCCCGGCACTTGCAGGCAACTTAATTGCCGTGTCGGCCACTTGGAACGTTCCAGCAGTAAAAAGATTGGTCGGATCGTCCCAGGTAATGACACCGGCCACATTGCGCACCACATAACCAGCCGTAGATCCTGTAAGAGAAAACTTACTAAGCGTAATACCTCCGGCCAACATGGCATTAGTAATTGAGCCGTCGGCTGGAAGTTCAGTTTCCCATGAAAGAGTTGCATTGTTCCAATGCCGATGGACAATTCGGGCCCCTGACAAATCAGCCCAAATAAAGCGCTTAAGCTCGGGGTACGTAATTACGTCAGGCGCCGTAGTCGAATACCAAACAAATCCGATATAAGTGCCGGGAAGTGCCTGAGACACTTGGGCCTCAAGCTCACCGGGCGACCCGATTGTGGCCAAGGCCACAGGCGGAATGAGATAGTTATAACTAGGCATTTGTAATAGGGTAAGAAATTGGGTATGACTTACGAACAGGCACCGTCAACGTGACTGTCAACGTTTGTCCCGTGCGAGTTGAAATCGGGACGTTAAGGCTTGATACCGAAATCGGAGTGGCCCCTGTTGCCCAATACTCAAAGATGGCGTCTTCGGGAATAGTTTGCCCTTCATATGGAAGAGTAAGGGCGTTAGGTTGACTGGGGCCCCCGATGAAATAACGCGTACCGGAACAGCGGACGGTAAGGGGGACAGTCGGAGTTTGCACCAGCGGCCTAATTGCAAATGGGCCAGCAGCCACAGCATACTCGGCCACAATGCCAATCGTGCCCGTAACTGTAATGGCGGGGATGGTAAATGAGTCATAGGCATCCTTAACCACAGTGACTTGACTGTAAGCCTGTGGCGCAATTTCCGTAGTTGGACTAAATGAGTTCATGTAAATAAAAAACCGCCCCGTACCTTTCGGCACGGGGCGGATGCTCGTAGACCCCTCATCACCAACAACACAAGGAGATTTAGCACATTATGTGCCAATTACTTAAGCACAGCTTTCTCCAATCGGTCAAGAGCTGACACCATTTGCTGTGATACAAGTGTTTGGTCCCTAATGATCTTCATCAACTCGTCATAATGCGCCTTGTGCAGAGCGTCCTTCTCTTCGGTCAGGGTTCGCATCAGGTTAACCTTTTCCTGTTCAGAGGCCAGCAATTTGGCACTACTTTCCTCAAGGCGCTTGGTCGTGTACTTGATGCCGTAGGCCGAAACGCCAAGCCACCCAAAGAACATTCCAATAAGCCACGCCCAGGGCGATTGATTTGCAACATCGGCCGATGTTTGAATTAGGTCAGTCATGTTTGTCATGGGTTGATCACTGTGATTATGCGCGATTTACCTGATTCGCAGCATTGATTAGTAGCAGATGCGCACGCTTTATAGATTCGGCCCGAGATTGTATCCTGAATCGTGAAGCGATTTGTTTTGGCGTATCCAATATACTGACGCCCACCCTGCGTATAGTAGATTTTATAGCCATGGGACCGGCCCGTTGGGTCAGGGTCCCACGTGAGTGTAATATTAAGAGTGAGAAGTGTGATAAGCGTTTTCATTCATCAACTCGTGCGAGGTCAACAATTGCACCTTGGACCCGATTAAGAATTCGGTAAGTTTTGCGAGCTAGCTCGAACTTCTGGGCGTTGGTTGCTGTGTCCCACGCAACATCAATAGCCTTACAATCAGCAAACAGTTGTCTCATGGACTGCACCTTTTCTCGGCCTGTGGTCCTCGCCGTTTCTTCCTTGGCCGCATTGATCGCGGCCACTTCAGCGTAGGCCGATTGCACTAGGCGTGTGTATTCTTCCTCGGTGGTTTTAATCCAACCATCGGGGATAGGTGATTTGTCGTCTACGCGTTTGGACTCACGCGGGTAGTCGGCAGGGAAGCCCTCCGCATTGTTGACTCCGTATGGGATGTAGATGATCATGTTATAGCGGGTTTGTCAGTTTCTGGTACAGGTAAACATAGTCCGTGTCGATCGTGCGTGCAGTTGTCCCAACCGACTTGGTAATACCCCACCCGAACGTCATCGCGTCAGTATTGTCCGGAATATTCATCGTCATTGGCGAGCTAGAAAGCTCGGTACCATTGACAAAAAATGAGACTGAAGAAGCGGTTGCGTTCACCACGATCCGGATCTTCTGCCACCCAGTTGGGACCGCTGTTGAAGAAGCCGTGGTTGTGGCGGTGCCGTTGTTCTTAACTGATGTCTGCCAGTTCCCACTATTAACATCATGTATGAACTTGATGTGGTGATTACCTCCAGTACTTGCCCCATACCCAGCCTCGGAAAATCCAAAGTGAGCTAGGAAAGTTTGGTTGGTGTCCGAAAGGTTTGGGATTCTGATTGCTTGCTCGTATATCAGAAGGCCTCCGCCAACCTGCATTGTTCCGCTGGAGTTCCCAACCCGAAGGTAGCCAGTGGAAGTGGCGGATGAACCAGTGCTGATGCTGTAAACTCCTGGGTGGTCCTTATCGTTTCCAGTGCCGCTTGTGGACGACACGCCCGAGAACACTTCGGAAAATATGGTCGCACTAGCCAAGTGAGACAAAAAGTGCTCCATGACCGTGACCACATTATTCGGGGTTGCATAAAACAGAGCCGCCGCCGCGCCGTTAGCCATAAGCGTCGCTCCGTAATCGCCAGCCGCCAAGCGTGCTGATGTACTCGATCCAGTACCAACCGGCAGATCACCTGTAGTCGTGAAGATCGCGTCTGTCGCAACAGATCCACTTCCAGCCGTTGTCCATCCCCATTGACCGGCCCCGTCAGTTTTTAGGACTTGGTTAGCTGTGCCGTCAGCTGTAGGCAACTTAATCGTATGAGTACCAGCCGCCGCCGCTACAGACACAGTAACAGTTCCAGATGTAGTGCCCTTAAGATTTGCAGCGCCAGTTGTACCGCCCGTGGCCCCAATCGTTACAGTCGACGGAAGTACAGGTGCCGTGGCCTTAACAAAATCACCAGTACCAGTAACTGCAGTTCCAGTGATAGTGCCCGCGGCCGAGAATTCGGCCGCCTGTCCAGTAGTAGGACTGCCTGTAGTTGTAACACTTCCGGCCCAAATAGGACTGTTGCCAACACCACGAGTCTGTAAGAATTGGCCCGAGGTCCCGGGCGCCAATCGTGTCCATGAGCTAGCGCCTCGATACAACACATCACCAAATGCAGGCGATGCGCCAGAGGTCCAGTCCAATGATTGCGAGATAGTAACTTCTTCGGGTGCCCCAATGCCCGCTGTATTACGCCCAATGAGACGTTGGGTATTCATATCGGCCATTTTAGCAAAGGACACACTTGAATTGTCCAACGACCAAACGCCGCCGGCAATTGAAATGTCGCCATAGTCATCGTCTGGAACTGTATAACTAAGTGTCGTACTAGCCATACTGAAGCCGGTTCCCAGCGTGATTTCCTGAGGCGCTCCAACTGTAGCCGAGCCCCGTCCAAGAAGCAGAGACGTAGTGCTAAGATTTTGAATTTTAGCGTAAGTAATGGCGCTATTGTCAACAAGCCAAGAAGTGCCAGAGCCAGAAACCGTGATATCACCCTTATCACCATCTGTCACACCTGCACCGCCGGAAGAGGACAAAGTCGTTCCAGTCATGGTCAGACCAGACCCAAGTGTGATCTCCTGAGGCGATCCAGCGCCGCTGTCTCCGCGTCCGAGAAGTTTGGACGCCGCCGAGACGTTCTGCATCTTCGCGTATGTGACGGCCTCGTTGTCGATGGTGAACGATGAGCCAGAAGACCCCACCGTAATGTCCCCCTTGTCACCGTCCGTAAGCGTTCCACCGCTCGTCGTGAACGTGCCTAGAACCCACGCGGAGCCGTCATAAACGACCGTGCACCACGACCCTGGAGTTAGGTTAATCAACCCACCTATTGACCAGTTGAAAGCGCCAGTCGATGCAGCGGAGCGAATGAACGTGGCTTCTGTGCCTTGTTGGGCGGCTGTGGTTGAAAGTGTGACAGTCCTTGTCGCTGTGATTGGCGCGCTGAGAATCTGTACCCATCGGCTTGATAACGGGGAAAAAGTGAACGTCGCGGACGCGTCAACACTGATAGTTGAAACGCCGGTCTTGTTTGGGTTGCTCAGTGTGTGCCACGTCGACGACAATCGGCCGTAAAATAGATTGTCGGTTGAATCCGCATAAATTGCACCGTTGGCAAGGCCGTTGACAGGAGCTGTCGATAGTGGGTGTACGATTACTCCACCGTCGCGCATGATGGCGAATTTCTCCGTCAGACTTTGAACGGTTGTCCCTGAAGATCCCGGGACGGGAGTTTGAAACCGAATCTTTCCGCCGCCAGTTGCTGATCCTGTTCCGGTTCCCGCGATCACGTAGAAGTCAGCAGCCGATGTGTTGGTTCCCGATAGGGTTGAGGCTTGTTCTCCGTAAATGAAGGATGGCCTTGGAGCCGAAGGTGACGCAGTTGATCCTAGCGTGAGTGATGATTCGCTTGTGGAGGATGAGATGTTCCACGCCGTATTTCCAACGTATGAATTCTTGAGCCTGAAATTATTGGTGTTGCTGCTTAGTTCAAATTTCCACGAGCCCGCTGTGTCTGATCTTGACAATGTGAGAGGGCTTCCGGTGGCGTCCGCGTAGACGGTGGCGCCGGCGGAGTATTGCATGACTGGGTATGCCGTTGGTGTGCTGACCACGGCAATCTCCGTGGAATTCCCAGTCGAAGAAACCAATGTGTCAACTTGAGCCGTGCTGGTCTTGTATGAATTCTGACCGAGGTAGTTTCTGCCGTTGTTGGCGTCAATCCATACCCCGTACGTTTGGGCGTACGCTGTGCCCCAATCCATCATCGTATTGCCGACAATGACGTTGTTCGCAGACCCGTTTCGGAGGTAGAGACCTGCCGATGTGTTCACGTCCGCCGTTCCTGTAAGGGTGTTGAATCCGTTTAGGTTCAGCGTGTTTGCTGTGATTGAGTTCTCAGTTGCCTTGTTAAGCGCGATCCCGAAGTTCTGGTTCTGGTCGCAACGGTTTGCGGTGAAAACGTTGTTGTTCGCTCCGCCGCTAAGGTAAGCTCCGGCCGCTGGACCGCGCCAGACGTAGTAAGTGCCAGAGCCTCCGGTGAGGCTGAGAGCTGATCCACTCAAAGCGTCTTGATAAGTGTATGCGACCTTTAGCTTGTTGGATGCGGTCTTGATCGCCCAAAATATGTGTGAATCCAGTGTGACGGACGGATAGCGAACGAGCGTCGGGATCGTTCCTCCGTAGAGCGCCGTGAATTCGATCGGGTCACCGGTCTCAAAGTCGTGATCGGTGGTGAATGTGACCTCGTCCGAGGACATTCCAGAGACGGCAAATCGGCCGTCAAAATTGTTGTACAGGAAATTACCAATGTATTGTTGCTGCCATGCGAAATTCCCGGCAAGCCACAATGCAGGCCCACTGGCCCCTCCAAATTTACAGTGGGACATCATGCCGTCAGCATTGGAGAACAGGAAGACGCCTTTGGTCTCGTAGTCCGAACTTCCATTTCCGTAGCAGTCCAAAATATCCAACGTGTTGCACTCGTAAGCCCACAGATAATACCCGCTTGGGCGACCAAGGTAGCAGTTCTCGATCCTAACATTCCACGCGTACTCGATCTTAAGAATGTGACAGTCCTTTCGGGTCTGATTTGGTCCGTTTCCGTAGAAGTTAATTCCTTTGATTGTATTTCCAGCAACGTATCGTGGGGACGGGTCTTTGATCAGGTAATGAGTGCCTGACTGAGAACCGCTTGTATTGATCGCTGACCCTCCGCTAGTTGCGGAAATCGTGAATGTGTCAGCGGTCGGAACAGAGACGACGTAGTAAATCGTGGACGCCGCGATTCCGGTTGGCAGTGTGCCGGTTGTCGAGAATCCAACTCGACGGCCAACAGCGAGTCCGTGTCCGGTGGCGGTGATTACCCCAGGTGACGCAATTGTGATCGTGCTTGTAAATCCACCAATAGAATCCTCGTTGCTGGCAAAGGTGTAGCGCTGATACGCGTCCGATAAATCCCAGACCATCATTGGGCAATTGGCGCCAGTTGCTAGGAAAATGCGACTTGCTCCCGACACCAATCCAGACACGCCATCGCTGGTGTGCTGCGGCACATCGCTGTCACTAAATACGCACCCAAGACCAACTACATCCACGCGATACCTGTTCGTTATCGGAGTGGAGATCCACCAATCACCGGCAGGAATCAGCACGGTCGCTCTAACATCGTTTGGGCCGTAAGTGGGAGTGCGTGCCCAATTTATTGCCGCGTTGATCTTTGGTGCATTATCGAATGTCCCAGCGGGAGTTAATGTTCCTCCAACTAATTTGGTCGGCTTCGCGCCAAACCATTGGATGTCGATAGGTTCACCATTCCATATTCGGAAAATCCTACCGCCGTACTGGTTGCCCCAAACGGTGCCGAGATTGGTCGCGGTAGTGGCCAAAGGATCATACCAGAACTGGCCTCCGCCGCCATCATTCGCTGTAGAACGGTAGGCAATGAAAAGGTTCGTATGAACACTCTTCAGATTAGCCCGCCACACATCATCAGCCGAATTGAACGTTTGAATAAACCGCTGGCCATAGGCCGACAGGCCAAACAACAAAGCCAAAATAATAAATAGTTTTTTCATACCAATTTCTTCCACAAACCGCCAGTTGTATAATCACTAGGGCGCACAGTCGAATTATCGTCATCAGTAGAAGTATCGCCCGCATACCATGTATAAATACCGCCACCGCCATCGCCGGGAGTTATGGCTCCTTGAACCGTAACTTGATTAATAATAGGGCCATCAGAAGAAATGATAGCCCTAAGTGCTGCAATATTAGGTTTAACAGTGCCACCGCTGCCGCCCCCGCTGGACGGCCCGGCGGCCGGAATAAACCGCGAATAGGCCAGATGGGCCAAACGGTAATTGTTAGCGGCAACGGCGCTGTTCATTTGACCTTTCCGCGCGGACGACGCGCAAAGTTAAGAGCGGGAACGTTTTGTTTACCAATCGTCGAATGTTCACGACGCATGGTAGACTGGCTGGCGGCCGAATAGGTGTTAAATTGGCCACCACCACCAACGCGTGGATGTCGAAGTTGAGATGTGCGATTCATAATTAAAAAAAGGGAGGGCCGCTGGGCCCTCCCTTAGGCTGAGTTACTTAATTGAGCGGATCGTAAGTGATCTGAATGGTTGCGGCCACAGTCGCATTAGCCATAAGGCCGCGCGTAACGCACAGACGGTTGTCTGCGATAGTTTGGCCTGCGGCCGGAAGCGACAACGAGTCAAGAACAGGCAACGGATAAGTTGCGTTAAGCGCAATGGTAGTTGCCGCATCACCGATACCCGAATAGGTATAATCGTTTGCGTTACCGAGAATATCGGCAATAGCAGCCCGCGTACGAGTATACGGATTAGTACGCGCCTTGTAGGAGTAGGCCGCGTTGCTTTGAGTGGTAGACGTAGTCGAAGCATCATAAACCGACACCACAGTCGCCGCAGCGGCCGTAATGACGATCTGACGAATCACAAAGCGCCCAGTCAAAAGGACCTGAGGCGTAGCAGCCACGAGAGAAAAAGATGCAGTAGTCATGATCTTATATTAGAGGAGGGAGGTAGTGACGTTGCGCGCGCGCTTGAAGATGATCGGCAACACGTTACGAGTGGTTTCACCCGCGATACCCATAACCATCATGCTGATAGTCTTGAGGAACTCATCATAAGTGTTGGGCTCATAGCGCACGGTGGCCGTATCATCAGTGCAGGGCACATTGAAACGATCGGTAATACGAGGGCGCCCATTCCATTTCAGAGAGCCAACGGCATCAGCGCCACCCTTGGCGAATTCACTCGGGGGCGGGCCGACGTCAACGATAGAATAACCTTGACCACCACACAAGAACGCAATTTCATATTGCGCATCGCGATAAGCGGGGTTACGCACAGTTTGACCAAAATTGTCAGCCGTGACATTTTCCTGAATGGTCTCAGGCGCGGGCCAGGTAACATCACCGGCAGACGACACATTGAACCGAAGCGGGTTCGAGTGGAGGGAAGTGGTAACACGGCCCCAGAGCGATCCTTTGAAGCCATCGGTCACGACGTTGAGGTCGTAGGCCTTCATTTCCTTCAAGAACGGATCGTTCACGAAGTTGTTCCAGGCCTCAGACGAGGTCATCAAAAGGTACTTATCGTTCAAGAACGAATCGTCCTTAAGGGACCCAGCTTGGTAGGGCACCGCGAGGGAATCTTCCTCAAGATAGTTCAGTGCCGCGAACACATTCTTGAGGCTCAAATTACCAGGCGAAAGCATGTCGACCACCTTACCCTTGAGGTAGGCGTTCGATTTGCCGGTCGCGAAGGTCGGATCGCCATCGCCCACGGGGCACAAGTCGTCAATGACGGTTGTCTTGTGGTCACAGAACATGACGGCCGGGGACCGATGGAAGATGTAACCACGATAGAACTGGGAGGAAAACTCTTCCTGCCACTTCATCACGTAGTCAAGATTCTTCGCGATCTTATTCTTCACAAAATCTTGAAACGCCGGAAGCCATTGGAAGGCGGGCGATTCAAATTTGTGATGGCGCAGCGAGTACGTGAACGTACGCTCACGGTGCTGGATGATATCCTTCTTAGCGGGCGCCGTAGCAATCGCCGTAGGAAAGGCGAATTGACGAAGGGTGGGAGGCGGCTCGGTGATAACACCAGTAATGGTGGTACCTTTGTTGGGCTCCCAAGGAATGGAGCCGAAGATTTTACGGAAATTGCCGTATTTCTTACGAAACGCGACTTCGCGCTCAACCATCCAAGTGGGAAGCGCATTATACAGAGCAATATCTTGCGGAGTCCAGGCCTGACATGCATTCATGTCGATGGCAGGCATGGCGGGAATAGTAGCCATAAGTAGGAAAGCTGTGACAGTTTCTTGTACCGGCTCGCGTACACGTAGAAGCCATGCGCAGCTCACGCGCTTAGAAGCTATGAAATGGAATTAGCACGGAGTGTGCCAACAAAAAACCCCGCCGAAGCGGGGTTATGTTATCGAGAGGCCATTGCGTGTAACTGTGCTACAAGGGCCTTGGAGTCACTAGGATCAGGAGGCCCAGAAGTCCCGGACGAGTTAGGATTTGGGGCCGAGGCCCCGGTGGCCGCTTTGAAGGCACCCTTTTTGCCTAATTCCTCCCGAAGTTGCTGATTTTGGCGCATGAACAATTGGCCACCGGCCAAAGCCTTGGCAAGCAACACAATTTCGGGGCGCCCCCGCATGAAACCCGGAAAAGATTTTAGATAGGTTGCATGAAGGGAGTGGAATTCAGGGTTTTTCACATTACCAAAAAGTTCAGTATCCATTTTGGTAAGGTTAGTATTAAGCTCGTTATACTTCGAACGATGCTGCTCAGGCAAAGAATGGAGCTTACCACTCAAGTTTTGAATCATCGCAGTCGCCTGTGAGATTTTGGCCTGAATGCGAGCCGAGATGCCAGGATGCTCAGCCGGATTATAGGGCCCAGCCCATTGGGGTTTGCCATCGGGGCCCTTTTGCAGGAAGTAGAAAGGCTTACCCTGCTCAACAGCGGCCGCCTGCTCAATCCAAGTTTCCTGTTCTTGTGACAGACCAGCCACATGATTGGCCACTTCGACATATTCAGGCGTCAGCTTATAACCTTCCTCGTGATCAAAATACCGAGCAGCCCGAGCGGCCTCGGACGCGGCCTTAAGCTCATTTTCCTTAGCGGCCAATTGCTCAGCAACCTTCGCCTTATCGACCAAATCGCCATTTTGCAGCTTCAGGGCGATTGGGAAGAATTCCTCAAAGGTCGCATTAGAGGAAAACTTAAGGGCATTGGCCAATTTAGGATCTTTGATCTGGGCCAACTTAGGCGTTCGAGAGTTTTGACCGGCGCCTGCTGGCGCATTGGCGACCGCTTGCGCGGCGCCAGCGCCAGCTTGCGGCGCCTGGTTGGAGTCGCCTTCAATTTGATCAGTGGAACCAATTTGCGGCGCGCTGTCGCGCGCCGCTGACTCATTTGGAGTATTGGAGGGCGATGGGTCGGCGGCTGCGCCGCCTCCAGAGTCAAGGCCAGCGGTTGGGCTGAGGCCGATGTCGCTGAAGGAGGGCAGTGGTTCGTTCAAGGTTTCGTCAGGCATGTGAATAGTTCGTTTAGAGTTTTGTAGTGGCGTAGTTTAAGGCGGAGGACCTCGGGCTCAACGGTATCGCTGGTGGCCGTCAGGTCCGCCAAAGCGTTTTGGACTTTAGTTTGTAAGGCCTTGAGCTTGAGCTGGGTCACTGGGTGGTTGAGCCACTCGTGATGCAGGATCAGATGGGCCTCCGGCGGAATTTCCATAAAGTTGGTCGGCGGTCTGGATTGCTTGTTGGAGTTGGCCCTGCAGCTCGGGCGGCAAGGTGTTTAGGGTTTCGGGCGGGAGGGCCTTGAGGAGTTCCAACATAAGTTGACCCACGGCCCGGCTGTTGTCCTGCAGCAAGGGCGCCATCTGCTGATATTCGTCAGGGAAGGCCAACTCAAGGATCTTGCGGAGGAAATAAATGCCAACGGGCGTTTGGGCGAAGAGTTGGTAGAAGTTTGTGTACTTGCTCAACTTTTCACTGCGGGCCACATAGTCCACATCGCCCGCTGGCAAAATTTCCACCTGGCCCAAAAGGGCCAAGGCCTCAGGCCGGTCGGCCATGAATTTTGTATTGAAGCCCGACGCCACGTTGTGCTGGACGATGGACCAGCGGAACTTCAGGAGTTCGGCGTAGCCAATGGCAAAATTGGTCAAAGGGACGGTTTGATGCTGGACCGCCTGCTCTTTGGCCGCATTCAACTCGGTGGCCGTTTTGCGCGAATCTTGACGATTGGCCGCAGCAAAATCCGTTTGGCCCGCGCCCGACGAATTTTCTGTGCGAAGGGCCTGCAGGGCCATCAAGCATCCAGCGTCCGGGGCCGGAGGCGTGTAGAAGATGAGCTTCTCTTTTGTAACCACGCCCGGCTTGATGAGCACGCTAGTCTGCAAGGTCTCGGGATTTTCAATGGCGGCCTGTTGGTCCCGGGCCGCAAACAGCTCTGAGGCCCGAATCATACCGTTGACGTACGAGGTCCAGCCCATGGTCAAGGCCTCTTGGTCGTGCATGTCAGCATGGGCCCGACCCTTAATTTCCACGAGGACCGGATTTTCAGTGATTTCGTAGAAGATAGGGAAAATGGGATAAAGGTCCGTGGGCACACCAGTGAAAGTGGGCATGGCGCCCGGGGCCGTAGGATTGGCTGGGCCGGCGGCCATCTTGCCGACGAACAAGGGCACAGGGTCGGACAGCATGTGGTTAGGGTCCTCGCTATACCAAAATTGCTGAATGCCCGCAGGCGACTTGGTCATCACAAGGTACACCTTAAAGTTACGGTGCACAGTCTCGGCCGTTGAGTAAGCGTCTAAAATGGCCTTGGCCTTATCGGCATGCCATTTATACTCTTTGGTCCAATCCTTAAATTGTGACTCCGAGATCATATAGCGGATGCCCACCATGGGCGCTTGCTGAAAATCGCGCGAATTGATGGGCACGATGAAATCGGTCGTGGGCACATAAACCACTTCGGTGTCCATTGGATTTTCCACATCGGGAATAACCATAAAGACACCGCGCCCGTGCAGGGCCATGGCCATAACGGCCTTAATGTGAGTGGCCAACCAAGGGCCAGTGCGCACCGCCTTTGTGACAGAGGCCTCAATGGCGTTAAGAATGTCAAGAGGCGCCGGGCCCGAGGCCGTCACGTGGCGGTATGAGCCCTTTAGGTATTGTATGAAAACGGGCAGCTCGCGTTTGATATTCTCAGCAATGACCCGGCGCCCAATGAAAGTTTCGTTGCCGAGGACCATTTTGCGGGCCCGGGCCTGATCGACCGTGACGTCCAATTCATACGCGTCCCGATTCGTGTGTAAGACCAGTTCGTGCTTTCCCCAGTCGGTCAGTAATGCCTTGAACCTTTGCTCCAATTGACCTTTGTCCAAAGAACCCTCCGGAGCGGTAGGCTCCGGCCCTTGCGGTGGTGTCATCAATGTCTCCATAAATACTGTTCCAGTCGGCCCAGAATGAATTGGGCAGTTTGCGTTTTGTTTCTTCCGACACGTTTGAGGCCCCGGCCTCATTGAAAATGTATTGGTTCAGGCCCGCGTTGGCCAAAATGGCCGCATCAAAATGGTCCGGCGAGAAAGCGGCCCGGGCCCTGAAATCGCCCTTTGATTCAAGCAGGATTTTGCCGTCCTTAATTTTGTAATAGCGCATGCCCATCTGGCGCTTGAGTTTGGCCGAGGCCTTTTCCAGATTGAGCGTTTGGTTATAGACCAACATGCGAAAGTTCCAGGCCAGCTCGGCGCCCCTGTTCCAGAAGACGCGCCGGTTTCGGGCCGCGGCCTGATTCAAGACACCATTGACCGGGCAGCCCTCGTCGTGCATGCGCTGAATGATGGGCGTGCCGGTACCTCCGGCATCAGCGTAAACTTGGGCCGGGGCCAGCCGCTCTTGCTCAATGACCCCAACGAGTAGGCGCGTGAGCGTGGGCTCATGGCGCTCAAAGAACTCAAGCTCCTTGATGAACTCATTACCCTCCCAAATTGACAGCACAACCGCATCGCCGCCAAGGGCCAGGTCCAGCCCAGCCCGACGTGGCATCCCAAATGAGGCCGGAGCCGGATACTTATAGGTGATGCGCTCGGGCGAAATTATGTGCAACTGGTTCGTGACACAAAATTGGGCCAGATACGACGACTGAATGTAGGGCGACTCAAGGCCAAACTCCTTGACGTCGCGCTCAAACTCATGGAAAAGGTGCGGGCACTGTGTATAGTCTACACGCCTAAAATAGGCTTGGCCCATGACCATGCGCTGCGGATAAACGTGGTCGGGCCGCGTGCATTTATCGTAGAAATAACCTTGCGGGTCGCCCGGTGAACTGATGTTGACCCAATGCGTATAGCCATGGCAGCGTTTGAAGGACAGGACCAACTCGTGTTCCAGGGACTTACATTCGTTTAGGACAATGGCCATCCCGAAACCGGCCTTAAGCGGATGCCAACCCTCAGTTTTTCCGCCCTCGTCCGTTCGGAACATCGTGATTTCGGACTTGGTGACCGAGCACCTGATCTTGTGCTTGTTGATCTTGAGGAATTTTGGGTGCAGGCCCGCATTGACCATTTTGGCCCGCTCCTCGATATGGCGCCACGTCTGTTCGTGCAGCTGGGTGTATGACGATGAGGTCCCGATCCAGTGAAAGTAGGGCTTGCAGCAAACGCAATAAAGGGCCCAGACAGCCAACACGATCTGGTCCTTGCCGGAGCCGTTGGCAGCGCAGAGCGTGTATTGGAGGGGCGTCTGGACCGTGGCCTCGCGCTTTGAGGCCTCGTCGTAAGGGTCCTCAAAACCCGAAAGTCTAAGAAGTTCTTCGATCTGCCACCTGTAGGGCTGGAGGTCCGGAAAAAACAGTTGACAAAAGTCCCAAGCGTCCCGGATTTTTGCCAAGACGGCCAAAGGATCAACTGACTGTGATGGTTCGACCTTCATTAAATTCCCTTCGGCGTTTGTCTAATTCAGCAAAGCGCGCGCCCAACGTAGAAATGGCGGCGATGACGCCACCTGCGTCCACCTGTACCGCATCGCGGCGCCCAAGCAAGTCATCACGCACAGTGCGCGCTGCGGCCAACCGCAAAAACCCGTTATCTGAGTGCTGGGCCACATCCACCATGATGTCCAACATTTGGTCCGCGACCGGCTTCGTGGCGTCGACCGGCCGCGCATCCTTACGAAAACGCGCCGACCCCTCGTACAGGGCCGTCTTGACCACCTCGACATTTAGGTCCATGGCCTTGGCGATCACGTCCGGGCTCGCGCCCGTCTCGTAAAGGGCCACCATTTGGTCAATTTGGTTCATAGGCAATTGAGGAGGTTAATGGGCCAACGTATGCACTGGCTGGACCCGCGGCCGTATGCACTGGCTGGACCTTGATTCATACAAGATTTAGATTGGCAATGGCGGCATGGCCCATGGCGAGGGCTTGCTGGACCGCTCTCGTATGACCGGCGCCCGGCTTCGCCGAGTGCGCCTGGTACCAACGCCAAACGGCCGCTGTGGCCCGAACATCCGACAATGCGTCATGGGCCCCATCGAACGGTCGCCCGTAGCAATACATATAAGCCTCCTGAAGCTTGGGCCACTTGTAAGAGCCGCGCCATTTGCCCGGCAATTTGCAGATGCCCGTCATCTTGGTCATCATGCACAAGTGGCCCAAGCCGTCTAGCGGATTTGGAACCATGTACCGTTTGGACATCGCGTCAAGCATGGCGATGTCAAATTTGTTATTGAAGGCGATGGCGAGGGCGGCCGGGGACTGGGGCCCCAGGGCCAGCGCGCGCAGCGCGCCGAGGGCCACTGCGGCGTTGACGCCCTCCGCGTTGACACGTTCGCGGGTCAGGCCATGGGCCTCAAAGGCTTTTGGGTGAATTTCGCACTCGTCAGGCAATTGGACCAAAGCGTTGTAGTGGCCAACCTCGTTAAGGGCGGAGTCTAGCACAACAGCGCCCACCTGCATTAGGTGAGCATCCGGCCCGACGCCCGAGGTCTCTGTGTCATAAATGAAGTACATAAATAAAGGCGTGGTTGGAGGGCTTCGAACCCTCAAGCGAGCAGTCGTTACACTCGTTTCCAAGTCTCGCCGCCCACCGCGGTTTTCTACTACAAGTAGGTCCGCTATGTTTTCCAGTTCCATCACAACCACATTTCGGCGTCGACAAAAGTTGATGAGACGTAGTTAACCAATATAATGTAGTCCCATCTGGGCATTCGACGCCAAATCAAGTGAGCAGCCGGAGTCGAACCGGCACCTCCGCCCAGCGTAGTTCTGTGCGGCGTGCGCCATACGTACCATGCCCACATAAAATTCAACGGCGGGCCGCAGCTGAAAATCCCTCGAACGAGGTGGCGAAAATCCACGGCCCGCTTGGCAATCATGAAGGGATAGCTAGACGTGTGCCAATTTTGGGCAAAAAAGTGGATATGCTGTGAGATGAGTTGTAGTAGTGCCCGTTTCGGTTTCGGGGCTCCCGGCAGGGCCATTCTCGCCTTACTCTAGTTAGTTAGTCGGGATTCCCAGCAAACGTCAATCCCTAATGGCCCTCATTAGCATGCCTTATTACGTGTGTAAGTCGTTGCGCCACAAGAGTTTACAAAAGATTTGACAGGGTTTTGCGTCCTGCTATGGTGCTGGCGGTCGGGGGCGGTGTGCAGCGGGGCGAGTGCCCGGACGCGACACCCTCCGACTCTCGCCCGGCGAGTAGCTGGACCGCCCGTTGCGGTCCGTGACATAGACGGTGGATGTGTAAGGCTTGGCAGGCTCCCTAAAGGAGCCTAGGCGGAGCCTAGGGGCGAAGTGGACAGACTCACCAACTGGACCTCCCTAGGTAGCTTTGGGCCGGTTACTTACACTAGCAACCATCGGATGGAAGCAGAGTATAGATGTCCCCTAGTAAATTGCTGGGGGCAATGTCGGAACCTTACAAAATTATGAACACTGAGATTATTTGGCAGGGGAAGAGTGTCCGCGTACAAGCTGGTATCCAAGGGTTGGTTGATATGACACTTGGCTCGGATTTCTTCCGATATGTGAGTGTGGCAATGCGACGTGAGATTACCAAAAATGGCGCCAAGTCTGTTGTGACTGCCAAGGGGAAAGAGGTAAACGCCAAAGAGTTCGGTCCGACGCAACGGACGGGCCTTAGCGGGGACCGTTACACAACTGGCCACAAGGAGCAATGGCTATTGCATTGCTGCGGGCAATGGTGCCGCCAATTAGCGGCTACAGATGAAGCCTTCGCCACGTTGGAGAAAGCTGGAATGCTTGGCAGCACGTTTGAGCCGATCAAAGGAAGTGCTTTAGATGCGCACCTTGTATTTCTTAGGGACGCCTTCCTACGTGAACGTCAGCCGGAAGTGAAGCCGGAAGAACAAAAAGCCTAACGACCAACATTGCCCTAGTGACCTTATAGGTCACTAGGGGACATATATACTCTGTAACAAGGAGCGGCCGTGCGAGTGACAGGCGCACGGTAAAACGAGTGTGTCAAAAAGGGAAAGTAACTAAGCCTTGTTCCTCGGTTTTTAAACGCGCTAATGAGCCATATCCTATACGTTAATCGCGTGTAGCCAATCTCCAGCCTTGGGCCGTGTGTAGGCGCATAAGCTGGAGCGGGAACGGAGCGACATGACCAAGACCTTGCCAGAAGCGAGCGAGTTGTGGGCGTCACCGCCTAGCTTCAAGTTGCCAACAGGATGTAGTTGGCCCTTGAAATCAGCGCAGGGACCTTCGCAATGGGCGTTTTCATGATTTTGACCCTTGCGCCCTGTGCTGATTTCAGGGACGGAATGAATTTTGGTGTTTTGGAAAATCCAAAAGGTTGGGCTTCCAATAAATAGTCTATCACCCCTTACTTAAAAAATATATAATATAATATATATTAATATCTGATAGACTGTTTATAGAGAGTCCAAAGTACGATTTTCGATAATCGACACAGACGTTGGCACGCCTCCTGCCCGCCTCGTTCATATGGCCTCATTCGCCTTCACTTGTCCCGTCTCCATTTCCGCGCCGGTCAACCTCAACACAGTAAATCATGACAGAGACAGAAATTCACGACGGTTATCGCTACAAGATACAGGCCCTTAAGGGCCGGGCCTTGGGCGATAACAAAATGCTGCTCCGATGGGCGGAGCGTGCTCATCAGGCGGCCACGGACCCAAATCCGTACATGCCTGCGGTAATTAATGGCCTTGAATATATTATTCAAGAACTCAAGCGCATGAATAAAGATTTGGAGGTACAATGATCCACATCACACTCATCACGTGGGGCGGGGCGCAATGCGCCGTCGTGCACACCACAAATGGCCTAAGGCCATTTTTGGAGCACATCTCAAAAGTGGCAGATGCGCGCGTGCGCACCACTGCGCCCATCTCTGTTGTCAAGGACGCCACTTTGCGTGAGCGTTGGTCCAGCACGGCCCAAAAGAACGGGTCGTGTTGGGCCCTTGGCATAACGGCCGTGACCTTTTAATCCAATGACCACTATCAAAGAATTCATGGATTGGTGCCGCGCCAATCCTAAAGCCACAATATCCGCACAGCCCATTGAAATATGGGAGCAAATGGACAATTGGCGACTCGCCATTTCAGAAAATACGGCTATTGATTGCACATTTATGCCCGCCAAACAAATCTTGGATGTCCTTAAGAAAGCCGAAGAATTCTTCGGCCCCGGCATCTACGACGATCTTCAACGTACATTTAATGATTTATGACTCCTGAAGAACTCGCGCGCCTAGCGCGCATTGAGCGCCATCGACAGATGGCCGCTCTGCCCAATATCGTTATCGCCGCGCCCATCGTGCGTAACAACCGCAAAACGCGGCGACAGGCGCGAAATGCGGACAATGCCGCCAATGTTGTGATGCGCCGTGGTTTTGACCGTGGCGCCTCCAATCAGTGGAAGGCGCGCAACAATAGGAAAATCTCGCGCATTGCTGCGCGAGTTTAGGTCCAGCAATTGCATACAATGAACCAATTTAATCCATTCACCTCCTTTCACATTGATCCACTCAACATGCGTGAGCGCGATTTTTGCAAGTTGCAAAAGTTGATTGAAGATCTTAAAGTACCCGTTACCACATTTGGTGGATCATTCTATGTAAAATTTACACGCGCCAATGACTGTGAGGCTTTTCGGCAATTGCTCGAAGAAGTCATTAAGCAATAGGCCCAGCCACTGCATGCGTTCACTAACCAACTAACCGCTATCCCTATGCCCGAACAAGAAATCATCCTCGTCCACAAGCCAATCTACCCATTCATCAAGTGCACGGCCGATTGGCGAGCCCATCGCCGATTTTGGCTTGAACATGGCTATTTGCCTTATCAGGGTCGTTATGAGCGCGAAATCACCCTGAAACAGTACAATGACCCGTTTCCAGTTGTGGCCATTTGCGTATATGTAAAGACGCGCCTTTTCCGATTACGGATGCAACGCGCCGTTAAACCATCGCGCCCCTTACCACTTCCGTAGTATGTATTCCCTCTATCTTTACCCACACGACGATTACGCCCTTAAGTTAGCTAAGGACCTTGGCTTTAGTGTGCGCCTCTGCCCATCAGACACATTGTTCTGCATCTTCCAAATCATCTTCGACATAGAGGCCGACCTTATTGCGTTTCGCGAATTGGTCGACGAACACTATAAATAATCTCCAAAGGCGCCTAGGCGCCTTTGTGCCCGCACAACCGCAACCGCAATACTCATGAATCCATTTATCGACTATAAAATTAGCGCGGATTTACCTATGTGGCAATACACAGTAATTCGTTTGCTAGTCGACGCGCTCGAATTGCCCGTGACGGCATGGGCAGGCAATTTTTATGTAACCTTTAATCGTGAAGTCGACCGCGAAGCGTTTACACAATTGCTTAATGAAGAATTGTGCCGCCTTAAACCACAATCATTATGGACCAAATAATCAGTCATCACATCTGCGTTAAGTTTTACGACCCATTCAATACAGTGGATCACGTACAGCATTACAACACGGCGGACATCCAGACCTCGCGGAATTGCGGCCGGGAAATCGCCGTGTGGCTTTGCAAGGGCGCGGGTTATCGAGTTGATAGCGAAACCATCGCGATTATTCGTGTTCCTAAGAAATAGCTATTATGACCGACCTTGAACGCGAATTAAAACTCGTCATCGACATTGTCCGCGACCTTTATCGGTTGTGGGACCAACACGAATATAATACGCCGCACACTTGGGGTTTGCGTGGCGAACTGGAACGGCACGCAAATAATCTTTGGCGTCGCATTTACAATCAACAGGCACCAGCATTTTTTGAAATGGTGGAGCATGCCGATAAGACTCTCGTTTAATCCAAAGGCGCCTAGGCGCCTTTGTGCCCTCAAGAACAGCCTCCACGCGGCGAGGGTGGAAACTGCCCAAAGTGGGCTGGCCAATGTTCACGGTTCAATCGTTGACGGCGCCCCGCTCAAGGCGCGCAGTCGCGCGCCTTTCGCATTGGCGCCAGATCCACCTTACTTCCATCTGTAAATGTGATACCTGTATTGCGGCGCGCTCCGCGCGCCGCTACCCCTTTAGCACATTTACAATTGGGCCACGTTGCTGCCAGCGAGCGCAGCGAGCGGTCGTGGTGGCAACTGGCCCAGCAATTGCATACAAGCAACATCACTTTCCATTATCCATCCTCATAAATCTATGAACAAACTCGACCTCCTGCTCAAGGGCCTTCGGGCCGAGGGCAAAATTACGCTCGAAGAATCGTTGGCCATTGGGGCCTCGGTCCGTTTCGCCTCAATCCTCACTGGCACGGCCAAAGTGGACTTCCTACATAGATATGGCCGCGAGGCTCGCGATGCGGCCCACAGTCTGCTCAGCCCGGTCCCGGCCCACATTAATTGGCTCGAGCCCATCTCCAAAGAGGCCTCAGAACGTCACCACGCGGCCCAAATTCGGCAACAACAACAAGATGGCGTATGAACCGACGACTTTGGCGCTGGTTGCGCGTATTTTGGAATAACCATGAGTATTTGCCTAAGGGTTTTAGGCACCATGAAATCTCAATGAGGCGTCTAGATGCCGACTTCATTGATAAACTTACAGTCTTCCGCCCATGTTGGCGACATGGCTCTCGCATTAAGGCTAACGGTGGTTATATTCAACGCGTCCTACCCGTTAGCCCTATCTTTATTGATACATGCTATTGGTGTAGTGAAGAACCGGGCACCACTTTATTTGAAGGCCTTAAGTATTGTCGTGAGTGCTACCTAGACGCACTTGGGCGCCAAGCCCGCGCCCAGATTCGTAAAGAGGAGAATCTTCGACTCAAGGTAGTCTTAATGACTGGTATTTTCTTTCAATAACTATTATGAATCGCTCAACATGGCGACGCATCATTGTGGCTTATAAGCAATATCATGTGCTTACTAGTAAATATCAAAGATTTATTAACGTCTACAATTGGCAGACCAATGATATGCTTGCATCTAAGCCGTGGGGATATTATCAATTTCGTAAATTTAATGGAAGTGGCACCTATTATCATTCTCTTCGTTGCCAACTTAAACGTAAACCTAAATTACCATGACAAATCCATTCGAACAAATCACCGACATCAAAGCCCGGCGCCTCGCCTTTCTTGAAGAGATGTGCGCCCACTATAACAATAAGAACAGGGCCATTACTGAATCTGGGTCCTGCTTTTATGGACCTGCCGACTATACGCGCGGCTGTGCCATTGGCGCGTGGGCCCCAAAATTGAGTGGGCGCTCAGGCGATATAACTTATATATTAGATCGCGATACATTGTGTATCCCAGAGTGGATACTAGAGATGGGTGTAGAGTTTCTAACTACGTGTCAACATCTACATGACGTGTCAGATTATTGGACAGACACTGGCCTTTCAGAAATGGGCCTTTTGCTTAAACAGAAAATGATCAATCAATTCACAGTCTAACTTTCAACTCGGCACCCTCACTGAGGGCCCCGACTTGGCAGTTAAACTAAATGAACAAACATAAATCATTATGACAAAACCACCAGAAACCCTACATGAGCTATTGGCCCTCGCCCTAGCTGATTATGATATTATTAGCCAACGGCCCGGCTATGTGATTGATATGATGAGTTGGCATGCGCCCAAAGATAAAGAGAGAACCTGTCATGTTTGCCTCGCGGGCTGTGTCATTGCTCGTACCTTACAATATGATAAGGATATATGTGCCATCCCAGACGACTTTGACGAAAATTGGGCTGAAGCCTTAGAATATTTAGATGATCTTCGTTTCGGAATTATTCCGCTTATCTGGAAACGTTTTCCGGTTCGCCAACATCCCAACCCAAATTGGCGAAGCGACATGCAGCATCTTTTGGAATATCTACAGCTCCGAGGCCTATGAACCCAACTCCAATGCACCTTCCTCTATCTCATATGGCCCTATTGGGCCGAGATGAGGCCTACTACAATACATACCTCGGGCCATTTCCTGAGAAAGCCATCATAGTTAATGTAGCAGCGGGCGTAAGCTATTTTCCACGGGCCAACATTGCTATTGACCCAATTTATTCTTGGCCCATTTCACAAATTAGAAATGCGGGCCTTGACGCATTAATTGAAATTCGAAAAACTTTTAAAAATCCAGAAGATGCTGATTCTGATCCGTACTATTTAATGCTTCACAATAGTCTTGATAATTTCAGCAAACATGCCGTTACCCAAACACATACGCGCTATGTTTCACAATCTCTTCCATGGATCACCGAGGTCAATGGCGACCTCGTCCTTTGCTCACACTTCATATTCACCTACGACCTCGGCCTCTATGGCACGATGGCTTGCATTGACAACCTCATGACCATTGCGCCCGAAGCCCGCATCTATCCATACTGTGCCGACCAAATTCCGGCCATTGCCCATTTCATGCCCCATCTCAAATTTGAGCCCACGCCCACTTATCTCAAAATCACCCACGCCCATGAATCCTGAACTCCAAATTATCAAGGTGGCCTTTTGGGTTGCCTGTGCTTTCACCATCCTAATGTTTTTGGCCCATTGCCTGCTTCAATATGCCCGATCGTGACCTATTCCTTTGCGCCTACGCCACTGGTGTGGCGACGGGCGCCGTCCTAACTGTAATCCTATACTTCATTACTAACACATGACTATTGAACCATCAGACAATCCACATTTGGCCATAGGGAAACTCATACATGAAAATATGGCCTTAAAATCCACCCTTAAAATTTTAAGAGAAGAGCATGAAAATCTTAATAAAGCCTTACTAGCTGGGCACAAAGAGCTTGTTGAAGAGCACAAAGCTAGAAATATGGCCGAAGCCCGTTGCACAGAACTGGCAAAACTGCATGATGCCGCAATTGCTCAATCTGTTAAATTTGCCAACGAGCTTATTGCCGAACGCTCAGCCCACAACAAACTCAAGGCCTTTTGCAATAACCGCGGCTTCGGCACACCACTCTTCTACACTCCGCCCAAGTTGCCAACTCCAAAATGGGTTGTATGTTTTTATCGAGACGGCCTTGAGCTAGGGACCGTTACCTACACCCAAGCCCCGTCAACCTCAACTCTCAACATGCTACAAGAATCCCTTAAGGCTTCCAGCTGGAGATTGACCTATCATCATGACTAACATCCTAACCGCCTATTGCGCCTGCGTCCTGTGCTGTGGCCCCAACGCCAAAGGCATCACGGCCTCAGGCCTGCGCCCCGTCCAAGGTGTCACAGTGGCCGGGCCCCGCCATATTCCCTTTGGCACCAAGGTTAACATTAACGGCCGCACCTATACCCTGCAAGACCGCACCGCACGCCGGTTCGATGGGCGGTGGGACATTTATTTTACCAACCACGCCGAGGCCCTGCGCTTTGGTAAACAATACACAACTAACCTTACCATCATAAAGTAACATGTTCATCATAACCGACCCTGTCACTTTGGGCTGGCTTGAAAAAATGTATGGGTTTTATAAAGAAGACCCAGCCCGTCATGACAAAAACTTTAACTCATTCAGCCACTACATTCAACTGCAACGTGGCGGCACTATCGCCTTTAATGATGCCATGGGCGCCATCGGAATTCTAGTCTACAATGCCTATCTCGAATCACGCAAAAACCCTATCGACCTCAATGACAACTGTGATCCAAATCCTCCCGACCAAATGGGCAGTGATCCAGGGCCCAGCGTTCAGCCTTGAGTGGCGCTCAGCCCAAATCATGGCCGCTCTCCAAATTCGTTCCCGCTTCGACATAGTCGAGCAGTGGGAAGTCGGCCAACTCCTCGGTGGTAATTAGCTCCAGCGAGGCCGCAGGCCGAGCGGTCATGGTGGCAACATCCACGATTCGTTCGACTTGCGTCCTCGACGGTGTAACCAAACCTTAATTAAAACTATGACACGCAAACAACGGCAAGACGCCCAGCCCAAATTCGTTCCGCGCCAATGGCCCTCGGACCCACAATCCTCCTACCTTTTAGCCCGGGCCGAGCGCCTTCGATGCATTCGTCTCACTTCAGGCAGAGAGGTAACACGCGAGCAGGCCCAACGCTTTGAAGCTGATCCAATCATAGGGCTTTTCCCCACTCGTCAGCATTTTCAGCTTGGCAAATAACACTATGAACAAAACCAAATCCAATAGCCCAGTCGTCTACAATCCTCCGCCCCGGCCCAATCGCATTCCATTCTACATGGGCCTTGGCCAACCCACTCTTCCACGCTACGTGTGGTTGAAGAAGAACAACAACAAATACAACGGTGACGGAACGCTAAAAACTAAGTAGTTGCATCATCACCCTAATTATTGTTGGTATCTGCCTATTATAGGTCATAAGTAGCTCCCGTCCCTAGGCCATTGGCCTAGGGCCGTGGGCTGTTTATATGCAGTCTGGCACGCGCCCTGCTCTAGGTGTGTGCTCGCAAACACAAGAGCAAACTAGAACTAATACTGTTATGTCCGATACTGATACCAATTCCGCCCCTGTCACCACCGAAACTCCCGTCGAAGTCGCACTCCTTAACTTCGGCAAGATGCAATGGCCCTACGCTTGTAAGGCCGTCAAGACCCGCGTCAAGGAGAAGGGCACCGATGGTAAGAACAAGTTCGTCGAGAAGGACCATCCCGTCGTCGGCCCAGTGGTCGAAACTGCCGTCGAAGCAGCCAACTTCACCAGTGGCCTCATCATGGCGGCCGAAGCCAAGGCGCCCGGCGCTGGTCTCAAGTTGTTCAACTCCATCTTCGCCTCGCGCATCCAAGACGCCAGCGATGAGGCCTTCGACGCCAAGACCGGCGAGCACGACGAGTCCAAGATTGTCGAGCACACCCTTGCCTCTGAGCGCCCCCGCTCCAGCGGCCAGAAGCTTGAGGACATCAACAAGCTGGTGGCCGAATTGGTCCCCGAGCTTATTCAGTTGGGCGCCGCCTCCGAGGGCGACAAGTGGCAATCATTGGTGAACCCTGTGACCAACGAGCCGTTGTTTGCCAGCAAGGATGCTTACGCCCTTCGCCTTGTGGCCGTCCAGACCGAGCTGCAAAAGCTCCTCGCGGTCAAGGCCCAGAAGGAAGAGCGCCAAAAGGAAATCCGCCTCAAGAAGGAGGCCAAAGCCGAGGCCGCCAAGGCCGCCCTTGCCAAGGCCGCAGCCCCGGCCCCGGCCCCAGAGCCCGCCCACTAATTCATAGGCTACCGCACAGAGACCTCGCCCATCGGGCGGGGTCTTTCTTTGTAGCCTATGAACCTCGACATCACACTAGTCCGTGACATACTATTCAACTGGGACAGCTCGCCCCAATTGAATGCGGCCCGGGCCTTCGAGTCCCGCCAGCCCTATAACAACGCTGACCGCTTGGCCCCCAAGCGTCTCGTCCCCGTGGCCCTTGGCCGGGCCCTCGCCCTTGAGGACCCCACCGAGGCCATCTTCTACATTCAATTCAAGGTGCTCCCCATCGAGTGTCTTGACTCCTTTACGCCCACACCCGAATACGCAGTCGTCTGGCCCAAAGCCGAATGGCGCCAGTCCACTGAATATCAATGGGCCGCCAAACAATCTTGGGCCACCGACCGTGCAGCCTTCCTTTTGCGCAACGCTCATGCCGACCGCATCCACCGCATGGCTGCCAAGATCATCCAATTTATCCCCAAGTATCAACACATTGGGGACCAACTACACCAGTACAACGAACCAGAACTCCGTCGAATCATTGCCTCGTTTGAACAAGTCCTTAACATAACCATCTATGAAGAACCCATCACACAAGAAGCTGGGCGCCCAGCTCAAGGCCCTCGACAAGAAGTCAGCCCAGTGGACCAACCGCCATCTCAAGAAACTGGAGAAGGCGAACGCCAAAGTGACAGCCCTAACTGCGCAGACAGTCAAAGCCCAAAAAGCTGTTGAAAAGCTTCTCATCGAAGAGGACACCCACAATAAGCAAATCAGCGATCAAAAGCTTACCATCATTCCGGCCCTCATGAAGGCCTGCGAAGAAGCCAAAGTGCCCATCACTCAATATCTAATGTAACCATATGGCCGTATTCAAAAACTCCGCCCAAATACGGGCGAACTTGGCCGCTGCCGAGAAGGACAAGGCCCTAAAAAATGGGGCCCGGGCCTACTCTGTGCATTGCGCCGAGAAGAAAAAGCAAATCACCGAGCGCTACAACAGGGGCCAAATCAAAACATGGGACGACCTCGGCATCGAGGACATCCCATCTGTGGTCAAGGCCCAGCCCCTCGACCGCCTATCCCTTGAGCGTTTCGTAGGGCCATGGGCCGCAGCGGCCGAGGCTCGTTACGTATTCAACGAGACCAACCGCAAAGTCGAGGTGGCCCAAGTGTCCACGCGTTTCATTGCAGCCGAGACCTCAGCGGGCATCACGCAAGTGGGCCGCTTCAAGTTGCGCCCACGCCAAAAGAAGTGTATTGACCTGACCATTGAGCGCCTGCGCTCGGGCACCACTAACGCCGTCAACGTACCTCTTGAAGGCGGTGAAGGCAAATCGGTAATCGGCTGGGGCCTAGTAAAATATTGGCGCGACAACAATTACTTCGGCCACTCCACGCCAAAGTTATTCCCCTTGAACGTCGGCCTCTTTGCTACTGCGGCCGCTGTCAAGATTGACATGGAGACCCGTGGCCGCGACTGCGGCCTTACTCTCGGTAACGAACTATCCGTTATCTCCCACACCGAGTGGCAAACCAAGGCCATGGACCCATTCTTCAAGCAGGTCAAGGAGATATCACATGGCACCGAGGTCACACGCGAAGTGTTCATCATGCCGCCTCCGGCCATCATCATCATCGACGAGTTCGATGCCTATAAAAAGCCCGCGTCCATGAAGTCGGCCCGTATGCTAGCCGTCATTGAGGCTGGCCTCAAGGCCGGATCCGTCTTCATCTTCATGTCGGCCACGCCCGGCTCCTGTGTCAATGACATGTGGCTATTCGCCATCGCGACAGGCCGCAAGTGGAATGGCGAACAGATCACCCGCGAGACATTCCCCGCCATGGCCCGGGCAATTGCCTCTCGTGTTGGCGCCCGGCCCGAGGACCACGACGAGCGCGCCATGCTTGAGTTCCGTAAGGAATTCAACGACTGCTACATCACACCGCCCCGCGATCCGCGCAAGGTCAAGGCCTTCAACAAGGTCAAGCTCCTCAAATTCAAGAACGCCGAGGACCGCGCCTACTACGATCGAACCATCGCCCGTTATCAGGAAGAGCTTGAGCGCTGTGGCCAACTCGGCGCCACGGTCAATCCGCTTACGGCCTTCCTCAAATTGCGCCAATCTGAAGAGTGGCTCAAGACCGAATACTTCGTGGACGAAATGCTTGAATCCCATAAACAGGGCTTCGCGCCCGTGTGTGGTGTCAGCTTTACAGCCTCATGCAACCGTATCGTCCAGCTCCTTGTCCAGCGCGGCATCCCTCGCAACAAAATCTCGGTCATTCAGGGTGGCGACGAACTCATCACCCGTGAGAAATTGATTAAGATGGTGGGCCAAGACCTATTCGACAACATCGGCAAGTACATCATGCGGTACTATGACCCCGAGCAGTATGGCCCACTCACTACGACTGAGCGATCGGCCGTTAAAAAATATATCAAGTGGACCAAGGAACGCACCCGCAATGAAGAGGACGAGGGCGAACAGAACATTCGCATCGAGCACCTCAAGACCCTGCGCCTCCACAAGCAATCCAAGATGGAGCGCCACGAAGAGAAAGAGCGTTTCCAACGGGGCACCACCGAATTCATGGTGTTCACTCTATCGTCCGGCGGCCGTGGCATTGACATGGACCATCAGTATGAACACGTCCGGCCCCGCGAGGGCTTCTTCACCATCTGCTATTGGGCAGAGGAATTCATGCAGGCCCTTTACCGCCTTATGCGCGTAGCCACCATCTCAAACGTCACCCAGAACATGTGCTTCTTTGCAGGCACCAAGGTGGCCGATCACGTGGCGCCCATCCTTGACCGCAAGATCCGCTCGGTGCGGGCTGGCGTCATGGGCAATAACAACTTTGCCGACGAAGCCATTAACCTCCTCGCCAAACCTGACCCAGCCAAACATGTCGAGGCCGCGGACCTCCGGGACGGGACCGACACAGACAACGACGATGGCGAGGGCTTTGACGCCGACGCCGCTATTGAACAGATTACCGAAGATGATGAAGTACAAACTGAACTAGCATTATGACTATACAACAATTACGTGAAACAACGAACAGCGCCCTGTATCAAAAACGCCTACGAGATGAAGCGGAGCATTCTAAGTGGGTGACCGCTAAAGTTCAAGAAATTGATGCACAATGTGAAGAAGCTGCCAAGTCCGGAGCATACTATATACATATGGTGGGTGCATGCAACTGGAAGAACAGGCAGTTTGATGCTATCAAAGCTTACTACAAGGCAAAGGGATTTAGAATTCGAGGCGATCAAATATTCTGGAAATGAAAACTTGGAAATACCAAAAGCACAAAACCGGCGAGCGTTTCCATGTGGCGCCCCTGCGCCCAGACAAAGCGTGCGACCACGACAGGTGCGACCTGTGCGGCGCCCTGTCTTCAGCCGAACTCCGTCCGCATAAAGGATCACACGTATGCCTAAAATGCAAAATAAAACTGGTGTGAAAACTATCCACGAAAAGTTACAAGAATGGGGGAAAGAATATGAACGTAAACGTGAGCGCAGAATAAAACGGTTTATGAAAACAATTAAATGGAATACTATAGTACAACATCCCTCGTATAGATATCCAGACAAACAATGCATCGGGCGCCTATGCCGCATAGTTAATGGGCGCCTTGTAACTATAGCTTACCTATTCATATGAAATTCTCTAGCCCTCTCATTCCGCGCCCATCCGACACACAACAAGAGTCCATCATTAATGCGCTTGCGGCCCTTAAATCCATCCCGCAAGAGCTTATCTATAATGCCAGCCTCAAACCAATCGACCGGCGCATTAATGAATACATCACAGTCACGCCCCACGTCAAAGCCCTACTCCACAGAGCCCGACTCGTGGCCTTTCGCTCCGAGCCCGTCCTCATATGCGGAGAGTCGGGCACAGGCAAAGAATTGTTGGCCCGCATCCTATTAGGCAACCGGCCCGACGCCGACTTCCATCCAATCAACTGCGGCGGTATCGTCGACACTCTATTCGAGTCGCTCTTGTTCGGCCACGTCCGGGGCGCCTTCACTAACGCCATCCAAGATAAAGCTGGCGTTCTTGTCACCGCCGGTACGGGAGTTGCTT